CAGTCGGTCGAACGAGTCGGCGACCACTTGGGCGTTCGCAGGATCAGCAACATCAACGCTGCGCCCGCTATCGGTGGTGATAAGTACAGGCATTGTGTTGCCTCCTGGGTTGTGGTCAAAAACGCGGGCATTGGCGCCCGCCCTTGCTCTGTCAACGATTGCAACGTGGTTGATTCGGATTTCACGCTGGACGTATTCGTAGGCCTGGCCGTCTTCGGTGACACCCGGCGCGTGGTCGTAAATTGCGGTGTAGCCGGCAGAGACTTCGCACTTACCGGCATTGATGTCGGTGATGGTCTTCTGGTCCTTGACGATCAGGTCGGCAGCCACAAAGTCGCCATCTGGTCGCCCCGGCCCGCGCACCACACCGACTGCCACGCCCTTGTAGGTCAGCGCAGTGACAAGCTCTTTCGGGTGGTCGTTAGTGATATCACTGGCGTCGTAGGTGCTCAGCGAGTCAGGCGCGAAAACCTCTTCGGGTGGCCGATAAACGCGAACAATGCGGTTCGGGTCACCGTCGAGCCCAAGTTCGCGAGCCAGGTACTCCTGAATCCCAGTACGGGCCACCCTGGCCGGAACCTTGAGGAACCCCTCGTCGGTGTACTCTCGATGGGTGATGCGGTGCCCTACCCGGTCGAAAACCGTGCACTTCATGTTGCGGCCTCGCGGATTGGATGAATTACTTGAGGACGCCCGGCGCTGTACGGCCCGCGTCTTGGTTAGCCTTGACCTCGCGGGCGCTCACTGGGCGCGCGATGCATCGACACTGATAGTCGGAGCCAGGTTTGATCGGCTTACCGTCAGCACTCAGCGGCAGGTCGTCCCAGCGGTAGATGCCTTTGCCGTATGCGGTGACCTTGTTGGCGATCTGCGAATGGCGATGACGTACCCGGCTGTCGTCGGAGTCGATCCACTGGAAGTACTCGAAGCCGGCGCCCTTCTGCTGCTTCTCGGCCAGCTCACCGTTGATCTTCGATGTCTGGTCGCGGGCAATCATCTTGGCGCGGCGCTGCGTCACGCCGAACTGCTCCTGCAACGCCTTCTCAATGAAGCCGGGACGCATACCGGAACGCATGTTCGCCATCACCAGCGTCTGCACCTCTTCCAGGTACTTTGCGGGGATTGACTTGATCAGCTGGGCGTTCTGCTGGGCCGAGGCCTTCAGATAGTCCTGCAGCGTGCTGGAGCCGCTGTATACGTCGATACCGGCCGACTTCTTCAGGTCGCGCTCGGACTTCTTGAGCGACGACTGGACGAACTCGCCTGCGATGCGTGCGCCAGCTGCCTGAACCGTCGGCGACTGCCAGCGGCTCACCAGAACAGACATGGCGTGGAGGATCAGGTCAGACCAGGCATCAGTCGTGACCACCGCGTCCTGGGTGTACTCCGGGGCCAACTGGCGAACCAGCGGCATGAGCTCCTTGCTGATCGACTCCTTGACCTGCTTCACCAGCCGCTGCAGCTTGGCGTTGTACTGGATGCCGATCATGTCCATACGCTATTCGCCTTTGTCGTCGTCATCCACTGGGTCATTGAACATGGTCAAATCCTCATCAGCCTCCAGCGCTTCGATCTTCTCGTCGTCGAACTGGTAGAGCTCTTCGGCCTGTAGGCGTCGCTGAATCTGGCTGGTGGTGACGATGGCGGCGTCCTTGTAGAGGATGTCGGTCTCGGCCTTGGCCTTGTTGGCCGTGGCGATCTGCACCACGTCAGGCTGCTGGAACGGGTTCCAGACGTAGTTGAAGTCTTCCAGCCACTGGCCTGTAGCTGAGCGCACCAGCACCTCGTCGAGTTGACGAAGGCCTGGGTCAATTTGGGTAAGGCGCTTCGATGAAAGCGAGTTGAAGTAGTTGTCCATATCCCCTTCGCCGGTGGCGTTGAGGCCTTTGGCGGACGTGCCGAACAAACGGGTGAGCGGGATATCGGCAGCGCCAGCAATCCACGTCATCAGTAGGTCAAGCACCGGCGCAACCCCGGACAGGTCCAGAGTCTTGCGGTCGTACGTCTCTTCGCCATCCAGCAGCGCCAGGTTGATCGAGGACTTCATCATGCTGAACAGGGCGTAACGCGCCGTGATGGCGTCGTCCTGATCGCTTGCCAACTCATCCGAGAGGCCTTCGCGCTTGATGATGTCGACGTTCGCTTCCTGCATCAGCTCGGCGATGCCGTCCTTACTGGCAACGATGTCCATCACGTCGTCGAGACACTTGCGCAGCTCCGAGTCGCCCCAGCCTTGTGTCTGTGCGCGCTGGCGGCGTGGCAGCTTGGCACCGGCGAATCGAGCGAAGTGTGTCCAGTGGATCATCTGGGCGCCGGCGGCGACGGTGTAGAACTCCGGCTGCAAGTAGTTCGCGGCCAGGATATTGGTTTGATTCAGGTCCATCGCTGTCATGTCGAAGCGATCAATGACCAATAGGCGGTACAGGTCGCCCTTCTTGATCTTCTCCGGCTTGAGCGGTTTGGTTAGGTCCTGATTGGTCAGCATGAGGATGCCAGCGCCACCGTATAGGCGTGCCCAACTGGTTGCCTCGCTGACCATGGCCGGCAGATTGAGCCGATCTTCCTCGGCCCGGATCACGTCGGCGTCATCGCACTTGAGGGTGCGCCACTCGCGGGTCATGTCCTCGGCGGGGTAATCCACGATCGCCCGGGCAAGCCAGCTGGTCTGGTATGCCGCGTCCAACTGCTGGAAGTCGTTCAGAAACCCATACTGGAACTGGTTGTGCGAGCGCTTGGCCTTCTGGGTGCCCAGACCGGACACGACGTTCACCAATCCATCGGCGGTGTGCTTCGTGCCGGCCTGATACTCAACCAAGGCCCGATTGAGGGCCTTGCCCAGCTTTTTGTTTGCTGGCACTAAGCCCTTCTTGCTCATGTGTTCACCAATTGATTCAGAGGAGGTCTCGAATAGGCCTTCCGTTTGCCACCAGGTGCGGGCATGCGCCCATCACGAATGCGTCAGCCAGGTTGGGGGACGCAACACTGCGCCGGGCCAGTTCATCCTTTGTCTCGACCATATCCAGCCCTCGCTTGCTGTAGCGCTTGCGAGGTGTAGACAGTTCGAGCTTGAGTTGCTCGATCTTTCTCAGGTCGCCTGAGATGCTGATCAGGTCGGAGGCTTTGAACTTGTGCCCCTTGGTGATCGCGTTGAACGTATTGCGCATACGGTCGGCCACGTCCTGCCAGGCCTGAGCCTTCAGGTTCTCGAACTTGTCCTTGTTCTTGATCTTCGGCGCGTATTCCTTCTCAGGATTGACGATGGCGCCGGCGGCGTTGAACTTGAAGTACCCGCCATGAATGCGTGCAGCCTTCAGCGTGGAACCCACGTGAGCGCCGTTGCCGATGCTGTCGTAGATCAGGCGCCCACCGCGAACGTGAGACCAGGCACGCATTGCCGACTCGTTCAGCTCGTCCTCACCAGCCTTCCAATCGTCCATCTCAAAGCAGATAGCCCCGTCGAACATGGCGCAGGCATTACTGTCGTCGCCGCTGTCCGCCACGTCATACCCGACAGCCTTGGCGCCGGCCAAGCTCATACCAAGCTTCAGATGCGCGTTAACGCATGCCTCCACCCATGAGAACTTGATAACCGCGGCGTCATCGTTGGTGCGCGGCTGGCCGAGATAGATGTGGTTGTACGACTCCTCATCTGCCTCCTTAAGCCGCTCAGCCTTGGCGCGTGCTGTGTCGGAGAGGAACGGGTTATCGGCATAGTTGATGTGCTTTATGACGCAGTCGTCGCCCAGCAGCTTTGGAAGCTTGGCCTGGACAAAGTCGGTCATCAGATCCGGGTTCCACAGAATCCAAATCTCCGACCCCTGCTTTCGAATGGTGGGGTCGATGACTTTCCACTGATCTTCGGTAAGGCCTTCGCCTTCCTCGATCCAGCAGATGTCGACGCCTTCAGTGCCCTTGATGTCGTTCAGGTTGCGGGCGATGCCGTAGAACAGAAACTCCGAGCCGGTCTTGCGGTGCTTGATCGACGACACGCCGATATCAAACTCGTCCGACCAACCTGCTTGCTCGATCTTTTCCTTGATGACCGTATACACCGAATCGGCGATACGGTTCTGGAACTGGCGAATGCAGAGAAACTTCACCGTGTAGTTGCGAGCCAGGAAGGCAGCCATGCCGCCCGCGTCTTGGGTCTTTGATGAGAACCGCCCACCCTTCAGAAGCTTGTACGGCTTCCTGATCCGCCAGAACTCACGAAGGTTCGGGTTAAGCTGGTACATCGCCGGTGTAGAAGTCGTCCAGAGACTTCCCTTTGGGGCTCATGCTGCCGTCGCTGCTGGTATGGTCATGCTTCTGTGCAGACTCCCAGCCTTGCATTCTGGCGAGCTGCTGAATCGCGCTCAGGCGGTCATACATCTCGATCTTTGGACCAAACTTGGTCATGGTCACCGACTTGATGGTGGCCGATGCCATGTCGTGGATCTCGTCGCTATCCTTCATGCGCCAGATGGTTTCGCTGATAGGCCCGTCAGGCCCGCCAACCTCATGCTGGTCGAACTCAAGGATGTCGGTGATGGATGTCTCGGCAATCAGGCTGAGGCGCTCCAGGGCTCTCTGACGGGTCATCACAGAGTCGGTCACGGCCGATTGGTTGAGCTCTGCAAGCCTTACCGTCACCTTACCGTTAGAGAGCAATTCGCTCGCCTTCACGTTGATGGTGGCTGGCTTCATGTTCTTGGCAGCGTATACCTGCCTGTAGGCCTCGCTGGCGTTACCCGTCTTCAGGTAGGCCAAGCAGAAGGCCTCCTGCTTTGGGGTCAGTGCCATTTGATATCTCCAGTGTCGCGACACGATTTGCACACTCACGAAACGTGTCGCGTGTTATGGATTCTTGGGGGGTGGCGCCACTGGACCGCTACGCCCTATTGGTTGGTAGCCATCAACTGGGTTGGCTTCGAACAAATGGTTGCGGCGAGCCAGTGCGTACACCACCACTCCGGCATGAAGCATCACGCCGAACGGGTTTACCCAGTGACCTTGGATGGCTGTGACGAATGCACCGAATGCACCGATCGCCACCAGGTAGAACGAAACGCTCAGTAATGGATGGTCGATGGGGCGAATGCGGCGCAGGTAGTCACACGCCGCTATCACCACCAATACGCATAGGAAGGCATCAGTAGCTGTCAGGACAGAAACAAGGATGCTGTTCATCAGGCGGCTCCTGTGGCGCCGAACTTCCCTGCCAGGGCTTTCAAGCCTGGGATGATGTTCATGGCCAGCAGGCCGATCAGGAAGGCAACGCCGTATTGGGTTTCACCGCCGGGCTCAAGCTTGAAAAAGCTTATGGCAAGCGGCGTGCAAAATATCGCAGAGGCGAATCCAGTGAAGAACGCCCAAAATGCTTGTTTGCGCGTGAGGCCCTGAAGGAATGTCAGCGATAGGATTGCGCCCGCGAATCCGGCAATGACTATTCCGTACTTGGCAAGCAGGACGCCGGCGGCAGTAGTGCTCGCGGGTTCAGCCATGGCGTGACTCCAGGAATAAAAGGGCCGGTGTGAACGGCCAAACGCTGGGGAGCAGCGGCGAATAGGTCAGCCCCAGCAGCACTCCCAGCTCAGAGCGATGGGTGTGGTGGAGCCGAAAAAGAAAAGCCCCTGCATGTGCAGAGGCCCTGAATAGGCGCGCTGCAACCGAACCCCGGCAGCGCATAAACAAAAAGCCCCGCACGTTGGCGAGGCTTTGAAGTGGTCGTGCGCTGGAGGTAAGTTGCGCAGTGTGGGAAAAGTACATCAAATACCCCACCATAGCAACACCTTTATGCCGCATCCTCTGCATTTTCTGCGTGAATAACCTGCCACACAGGCTCTTGTGCCTGAATATCCACTTCCTCGATGGCCTTTCGCAGGAAATTCCAGATGTCGAGCCAGTCGCGATCCCAGTGCTTGGGCTGGATAGCGATCCCGTACAGCTTCATCATGGCGTCAGACACTCGAGCTGGACCCCATGCGTCACCCCCGCTCGCCTCGGCCTTGTAGGACTGCAGCGCGCAGGTGATCAGGCAATGTACCTTCGCCGCCTTCGCGTCGGTGAGCGCACCAAAGTCAGTATCCGACCAGATCAACTTCTCGGCGTTGAGCAAGTGAACGACCGTCATGCAGGGGTGGTAAAGGTAGTGCCCCAGCTGCTGCACCTGGAACGGCAACGAATCGATCGCCTTCTGGACCTTCCCCATGGTCACCAGATGGGCTGCTCGATGGGTCGACCGACCAATTGGCGTGCGGCGCGTCTCGGCAATGTGAATCTTCTGTCGCACGGCATTGATACGCTCTTCTTTGTCCTCGCCCTGGGCGGCGAAGATGATCTCTCGGAGCGCGGCCTTCTCCTTTCGGACGACGGTCGCGGATTTCGCCCGGTCAGCCGCAGCAGCACTGATTGAGGCGTTCGACTCATGCTGTGCGTCTGTCCACGCTTGACGTGCGTTGATCAATTTCATGCTGCCTGCCCCTTTTTCAGTTCGCGGGTCTTGGCCCGGTATTCGGCCTTGATGGCCTTTATCTCTTCCACGGTGTACTTGCGAGGCTCATGAGGCCCTTCGAGAAATGCCACTTTCTCTGCGCCGATGCGCTGCACCAAGCGAATCCGGTACTCCACGGCATTGCCGGATAGGTTGCGGTTGCATTTCACACACTGGCGGTGGATGTTCATCGGCTCGAAGCGCAGCTCCGGGCAGGCGCCTACAGATCGATAGTGCCCTGCGTCCCAACGGCTACCGGTCATGAGATCGTTGTCGTTCGGCGTCGAGTCGCAGCTGATGCACGGCAGGTGAGCGTCACGCATGCGCACGTACTCGTTCACTGCGGTCTGGGCTTCGCGCAGATGATCCGCCCTGCTCTTCAGCCTCTCCTTGCGGACCTTGATCTCCCTGCGCTCGACCTGAGCCAAAGACTTGCGCGCCTTCTCCTTGTTCACATCCTTGATGGCCAGGCCGCACTTCGGGCTGCACACGGCCTGACCCAGGCGCTGCGGCGGGAAGGTGATGCCGCACGCCGGGTTCTTGCAGGTTTTCGGCTTGGGTTGCTTGGCGATCATGCAGCCTCCTTGCCGAGCAGATCGGCGAACACCACACCTTGGCCGGTGAAGAACGCGGCAATGCGGTCGGTGTACTGGATGCCCTGGGCGCGATTGAACAGGCTGGTCACTGGGAAGCCGTCAGGGCCGAACAGCTTGCATTCGCCCATCATGGCCAGCTTTTCCTCATAGGGCAGATGGCGCATGACCCGGTACCAAGCAGCCTGGAACCCTGAGTCCTCGTTCAGCAGGATCTGCACGCCGAAGTGCAGCTTGCAGTAGCGCCGAGCATCGGCCGCGTCGCCGATCTGGGTCATCTCAGCGATGCGCTTGTACATCGCGAACCACAGCGAGTTCTGATCGAGCGTGCGGTCCTTGCCCGGGCGCAGGGAGACAACGACGAACTTCTTGTCGCGATACATTGTGGTCAGGCTGGTGATGGCTTCGGTGAGTTTGGCCTGGCAGTTGACGCTGATCTTGTCGCTCATGCCGTCACCGCCATTGTGATCAGTACGCAGAAAATACCGATGGCAAAGCCGGCAAAGGTGCAGGCCAGTGTCATTGCAGATTTAGGGATCATCAAAAACCCTCCTTGCCGCGCTGAGATTCCCACTCGAACGGAATGACGATCACTCCACCCTCCCGCAGACGATCCGCACACCGCTCGCCGATCGCGGCCGGCAGTGCCTTGGCGTCCAGGTTGGAAACGATCACCGTCGGGCGCTGCTCCTCGTAGCGGCCGTTGATGATTGCGAACAGCGTGGTCAGCTCGAAGTCGCTGGGCTTTTCCTTGCTGACGCCGATCTCGTCGAGGATCAGCAGTGATGGGCTGACGAGACTCGACAGGATCTGGCTTTCGCTCTGTTCGCTGGTCCGGTCGTAGGTGGCGCGGATCGCTTGCAGTACGGAGCCGACAGTGCGGTACACGGCCGTAGCGCTCGACCGGGCCATGATCTCGTTGGCGATCGCCACGGACAGGTGCGTTTTGCCAGTGCCAGGCTTGCCCAGTAGCAACAGGCAGCGGCCCGACTCAGCGATCTGCGAGAACTCAGCGGCGTACCGGCGGCAAGTGTTGAGCGCTTTGTGCTGCTCGGCGGTGGCGGCCACGTAGCCTTCGAAGGTTTTGCCGGCGAAGCGCTTAGGGATCAGCGCCGAGCCAAGCTTCTCAGCCATCCGCATGCGAATGATCTGGGAGTCGTTGGCCTGCTTGCGGGCCGCCTCTTCCTCGAAGCGAATGCGCTGGCACTCAGGGCAAGCGGTCTTGAACTCCTTGCCGAAGATCACGTTGACCGTCTGAGGGAACTGACCATGGTCCTCGCAAACACCGGTGATCTTTTGTGGATCAGCCTGAGCGCTTGGCATGGTGATTACTTTTTCAGAACGCATAGGTTCCATCCTCCCGCGGGATCAAGCCGGCGGTGTAGTCGCGGTCAGCGAAGCCTGTGTGACGAGATGCTGGGAATTGGTGCACGTTGCCCGTGGCTTTCTCCGGGAAGATCCCCGTCCAGCCGTTGGCGATCGAGGTGCCAAGAACATGGTCCGGGGCGGCATGACCCTCCAGCGCCTTAGCCTGCTGCTCGCAGCTCTTCGCGGTCAGGGGCTTGCGGATTTCCTTGCGGTGCTGGCACCAGTCGGCCCAGGCCTTGTCGGACACGTTGTCGGGCTTGGCGGTCAGCGGGTCGAATTTTTTCGACTTCGAAGCGCCAGCGACAGGCCGTCTCGGTTCATTGGTGGTTAATTGATGGTTATATGATGGATTGGGTGCAGCTGGTGCACCCCGTTCGGTCGTCATTTGCACCCCGTTGCGTTGTGAGCTGCACCCCGCAGTGTCTTCATTTGCACCCCGTCGAGAACCGGGTGCAGGAGATGCACCCCGTTCGATGCACAGGTCATAGACGACAGGTCGACGGTCGTGACGATCGATGTAGGCCGCTGCAATGATCTGGTTGCCGAGGCGAATCGCACCAATCTCCAGCAGGTAATCAAGCTTGTAACGAACAGTGCGCAGAGACAGACCTGTGTCCGCGCTGAGGCTGTTCGCAGAAGGAAAGGCACCCTTCCCGTTCTTGTCGGCGTAATTTGCGAGGCACAGCAGGACATGGCGCGCCGTAGCGTCGACAATGTCGTTCTGCTCGAGCGCCCAACTCATTGATTGAACGCTCACTCGGCACCTCTCAAAGCTTTGTCATGGGTGAACATTCCGTCCCAGGTCTTCTTCATTGGCAGCTCGCCGGCCAGGTACAGGTCGTAAAGGCGCCCGGCGCCCTTCTTGAGCAGGACTGGCGTGAAGGAAACAAATGGCTCTTTGCCGTGGGGAGTGACTTCGTGCTGATGCTCGGTCATGTACTTGTCGCGGGCGTAAGACGCCACGCGGAAGCGCAGGCCGGATTTGCTCTCGTTGAACAGCCAGTTGCGGCCTTCTAGGAACTTCCCCACCTGCATGACGTTGACCCCATTCAGCCCCTTGCAGAACTGGGTATGGGTCATCCCTTCTTTGAAGAGGTTTTCCATGGAGTGAATTTTTGTGGCTTGCTCGCGGTTCTCGATCAGAAGAACTGCTGTCTGTTCAATCTGGTCGGCGTAGAGCCTCAGCGCTTCCGCGTAGGAAGGCATGGCAACAGATCGAGCGACTAGCGTTTCCAGCTCCTGCCAGCGGTCTATGACGCGGGCGCGGTGTTCGTCGCTATACCCGGCGATCACCAGGTGCGTGTCACGCTCGACGAGGTCGTAAACATCGGTCGGTCGGCCGCCTGTAGCCTCCTTCCGGGTTTTACGAGCTGATCGTAAAAGTCCTTTGGTGAAAAGCCGCTCTATGGTGGCGATAACGTCGTTGTGGCGCGCCTCCACCAAATCGGCAATCTCGCGAGACGACATCGTGTGTCGCGACACGTTTTTCGGTTGGAGAAATTGTGTCGAAGACTTTTTAAGGCCCTGTACATCAATGTCAGAGGTATGCATAATCGGCCTCACAGAGTAATTCGTAGTACGCAACACAAAAAGCCGACCTAGTCCGTCGGTTTTTTTGTGGGTGCGATTTGAGTAACTTCACTTTTCAGGCCCTCATCAGGCTTGGCTCTCGCTGGCGAGTACGGTCGTCGGAATGGCTGAATCGTCCCTGACATCGTCTTGGGTCTTGTCCTTGCAACGATGTGCTTCTCAATCAGTTCCTTTGCTAGTTGCTCCGGCGTAATCCCGAGTTCTTTGGCTGCCTGCCGCAGTAGCTCGATATCCTCGTCGTCCGCGAGCTGTCGCAATGACAGATCGTCTTGGTTCTCAGGCATGTAGCCTCCGTTTAGGGCCTTCAGGCCTTCTCTTGAATCCGGGTAAGCTCATCCCTCATCTGTTGGATTGCAGCTTTTAGAATTTCCCGCGCGAGCACGGCTTTCTGGGTTCCATGGATCTTTGCCAGGGAGCGCAGGTATTCGTCGTACTCGTCGCTTAGGCGCACCTTTGTTTCATTGTGATTAAGGTGCTTGGGGTCTTCGTACATAGGTCGTTTCCTTTCGTGGTTAGAAATTGGTTATGCGGCAGTGGATTGGCCTGGTGTTGAGCACAACTCTCTTGCGGTGACCGTTCCGCCAGTCAGCTCTTCAGCAAGAAATGCCTTCGCGGCGCTCATACGGGTCATGCCACTAGCCCAGTACGAGACCGATGCCTGGGAGACGCCGAGCGCTGCTGCTGTTTTGGTCTGGCTGCCGAAGTGCTCGACAAGTCGTTCGATGGGGGTCATTCGAGAGCCCTCCTGATAAGCCTGCTTATATCCTAGGGATGCGGAGGCTTATTTGCAAGAAGATAAGAGGGCTTATAACGTTGTGAAGATGAATACTCTTGCCAACCGCATCAAAATGGCTCGCCAAGGCGCTCGCCTGACGCAAAAAAAGCTCGCCGAGCTTGTGGGCGTTGAGCAGCCAGTTATCTCCCAGCTTGAGACAGGGAAGAACCTACAGAGCGCTCATATCGCGAAGATCGCCCACGCCTGCTCCGTGAGCGCCATATGGCTCTCTGATGGTATCGGCGAGATGAAGGGGCGGCTGACTCACATCGAGGCGAACGCTGAGCTGCTGGGGGATATGGACGCGTGGGAGGAAGGCGAATCCTTAGATGACGACGAGTATGAAATACCGTACTTTGCTGAAGTCGAATTTGCCGGTGGACAGGGTATGTCTGAAGTCGTTGAAATTGCCGATAGGAAGCTCAGATTCAGCGGTGCCACATTAAAGGCAGCGGGCGTTGAGGCCAAGAGCGCTGCTTGTGCCAGGATTAAAGGCCGTAGCATGGAGCGTCTTATTTTGGATGGCGCAGCGATTGGCTTCGATCTGGATGACACCTCAATCATTGACGGCGAGATCTACGCCTTCAACCAATTGGGTATGCTCAGGGTGAAATACCTCCACCGACTACCTGGTGGTAGCGTGAGAATTCGCAGCGAGAATTCTGAAGACTTCCCCGACGAAGTCATGACAGCTGAGCAATTCACCGACGACGTAAGAATGCTTGGCCGAGTTTTCTGGTGGTCGACCGTCAGGCGTTCTCCGCGCCGTAAATAACACACCCCTGATTTCATAGATCCCGCCTTTCGCGGGATTTTTTTTCGCCTCCTGAAAATATATAAGCAATCTTATTGACCGATGCGATAAGCAGGCTTATATTCTGTTCAACGCCAACGAACAAGACGGCGCCAGGGCCTCAACAGACCCGCCGCTCTTTAACAGTCTGACGTGACCACCGCGACGTACCCAGGCAATTACCTGGGTCGGAAGAAGCTAAATCGCCGCCCATGCAGCCTCTGGATAGCTGCCGTGCTCCCACATGTGAGTACGCGAAACCACGCAAGCCAGCCAGGAAGAACACCGGACACGAAATGTGTGACTTGGCCAGAGATATGAATCGGGCGATGCGCGTGGTGGAGACAACAGATTTCCTCGATGACCTTGGCAACAGGGTCATCCGGAAAATCAACCGGAGGTGAAGAGCATGAAAATCAATATGACGCATCGTCAGATCAAGGAGTTGCTGGAGCTGTCGGAGTCCAGCGGTGATCCAGAAGCTTACGACGACATGACCCTGGTTTTTGTCGAGGACAACAGCGCACACAGCGGCCCGGGGCTGTACTGCCAGTTCCACGAGGTTCCAGAGGAAGGCTACATGTTCCTCGGCGCAGACGACGAAGACCAAGCGCGCGGTGACGCCCTGTGCACGGCGCGTATCGAGTCAGGAGAGGTTCAGGAAATCTGAACCATCCTCCTGCGCATTCACAGAGTGTGCAGCGGGATGCGGAAGAGTCCACACCGCGCAATGCGGCCCCCTGCATCACCTACCACTGAAGGAACACCCAGTCGCTGCCTCCAGTAGAGAGCGACCGGATATCAGATGGCTTCCTGCTGTTTCAGGCTGGCCATCTGGCTTTACAAATGCCTCTCACACCCCGGGAGGCATTCGAAAGCCAATGAAAGGATCGACTCATGACCGATATCAAATACACCAACGACGGAAAGAAAGTCCTAATCGTTGGCAAGCTGAATTCCCAAGAAACCATCGTCCAAGAGATCTTCGTCAGCGCCGGGCAAGAAATCCCGAGCGGCGAGAACTTCGTCGTCAAGAGTCTGCACGATGCGCCGGCCGAATCGTGGAAGGAGAAGAGCCTGCGCGAGCTTGAAGCGCGCTATGAAAAAGACCGGGCAACGCTGAACCGGAATATCGAGGAACAAAGCAAACGACTCGGGATAGTGAGGGAGAAGGCGAAGATCCAAGCCGACACCCTGCTTCGCTTCGTTAACGCCTCTGACGAAAGCCAGCTTGAAACCCTGCGGTTGTTTATGTCCGGTCAGATAACCCACCTCTTCGTATCTGGATATTCGCCGGAAATCATCAGTTGGAATGACATCAATGCTGCCTACGACATCGACTCTTGGCATGGCAGATTCAATATTGACGGTATGAAGCTTGTGTCTCTGTATGGCAAGACTGATGGGAGCTTGAGTTATCGCCTGCATCAATACCGGGATGACAGCGGTAGCAGCAAAGCAATTTACCCGACGACTAGCTATGAAAGCGCACTGGCTATGGCTCAAGCAGAACTCAATGGTCAGTGCGAGAAGTACCTGTCTGGAGATTCCAGCCACTTCTACCTGGATGACTGGAAGAAGATCGAAGGAGCCGTCATCCCGCAGGCCGTTATCGATAAGCATGCGGCAGCGCAGAACAAACATAAGATCGACCGACTGCAAATCCTTCGGGCCGAGATTGCGAAACTTGAAGCGGAAACCGCAAAGCCATCTTCCTAACCCTCTCCGTACACGTCTTGCCAGACGAAAATGGCCCGATATCTCCATGGTGATGGAGAGTGCATCGGAGAGCACCTTGAATCGTCCTGATCCAATGTCGTTACAGGTGAGGTGCTCTACCGATGCAGATGAATGCGCAGGCTGATGCGAGAAGCGTGAGCGAAGAAAATGCCAAGGAATCCACCGGGCATTGCCGGTTAAAGGTAAGGCTTGGCACCTTAAGCCGGAGATCAGCGCCGGCCATCTGCACACCATTCCAACTACCGAGGAATGCTCGGTAGTTCAACTCAACACGGAGGATTTGCAGCCATGTAACAGACAACAACGATCCGACGCCTCATGCGCCCGGTCGTGACGTAGGGAAGGTAAAGCCGGCTTTCGAGTCGGCTTTTTATTTCCTCCGCTCCCACAGTGATCGCCACCATACGAAGGCTCTATTCCGGTAGTTGCAGGCGGAATTCTGCCGAAAATAAGCGATTTGATCGCCGCCCCGCTCCCACAGGTATAGCAGCCATGAAACGCACACCCCCCTCACCCCGCAAGCCCCGCCCCGACGTCCACGACTGCGCCAAAGGCCGCATGCATGACCCTGTAGCCAAGAAGGTCGTTGTCACTATGCCAGGCGGGTATATCGCCTGATCAGGCAAATGGATTTCGGCCAAAACCCCGCGGTCGATATGTTTAAAAAGGATGCAGGGCGGCCCTCGCCCGGATCTAACTCGCCGATCTGGAGGCGATCATGCGCACGACACACATTCCGCACCACAAACGCCCAAGCCGAAAGCCGCCTCCAGCGAGCGACAGCCCACACGACACAGCTCGCGCTGAATGGCTGTACAACGCCGCCGAAGACCTCTTGAGATCAACCAGCGTGTCTTTCCAGCGCCGCATGCGCCCACCGCAAGGCGTGACTGTCGATCAACTCGCCCTGGCGGTTGATGAGTATGTGAACAACCGCCTTGCTGATTGCGAGGTTCAAACGCCCGCACTTGGGCGGCTGCTGATTTCAGCGTCACGCGGCACCGTCGATAAGACCGATGTCGCAGAACTGCTGGGCAACAGCGACCACCCGCTCGGCAAGCTTGGTGAGATCGCCGAGGCGCTGCTTGAGCCTATCGCAGATGACGCGCTGATAGCCAAGGCAGAGGACGACGAGTTATGAGCCCGCACATCCTGATCGACCAAGACCTCGACGAACTCGCGAGTGAAGACTGCCCTCCCCTGTACGAAGTGCTAGTGCAACGCAACATCGCCGCCTTCATGCAGGCCAGCAAGATCACCATCGAAGAGTTCCACCACTACTGCAAAAGGCTGAATGTCGCCATTGCGAATCGGCCAAGGAGTGCGGCATGACCATCATCTCCGGTTCATTTGAAGGAATTGTCGAAGCCCTGAGAAATCGGGGCTTCTTGTTTCTGGTCGATGTGAAGTGGATCGACCAGCCATGCAAGTGCGCGGGCCGGTGGACCTGCAAGGTGGCGCCATGAAAAGCCTCGCTACTCGCTCCTACACCTTTCAAGAGCTGCTCAACCGGATCGACCTTGAATACTGGCGGGTTCGCCATCACGGCCGGGAGCAGTACACGTTCATTCCACTCCAATACTGGGGAGGTGATTGATGAAGCTCACATTCTGGATTCTCACCGTCCTCACAGTCTTCTGCTGGGGCATGTACGACCAGGTTCGCGAGGTTCAGCGCGAGCAGATCAGCCTTCCTGTGGCGGTGGCGAGATGAGCATGATTTGCGGCAGCTGCAACCAGACAGGCATTCGATGGATGGGCCAGTTTTCAAATTTGACCCATACGGAGTGCCCGCACTGCGGCGGACAGAATTGCCAGCTGGCAGATCAGCCAGAAGAAGACGAGCCGGAAATTGCCCAATGCGGCTGCGGCGCGACTGGCGAAGTGAACTACGACGACGGGACAGAGCGCCGCTACTACTGCTACAGCGCCCTGTCGATGTGCTCGCCATGACCTCCTACCAGCGCGCCAAGCGAATCTACATGCTCCGAGGCTCAGCCATCGTCCTCCTCGGCGCCACCTTCGTCATGCTGGCCAGCGCCTACGTCGGTCAGCTCACTCAATAATTCGAACTCATACGCCGCCTGCATGGCGGAAGGAATCCCCATGTCAGCAGTAATGAAGCAGGCCGAAAACTTGCCAGCGTTGTCGGAGTCGGCACTCGTCGAGGTTTTGAGCAGCAGCTTGTACCCGGGCGCTGCGCACAATTCAGTCGTGATGGTGTTGGCCTACTGCCAGGCCGCCCACCTGGACCCAATGCTGAAGCCGGTGCACATCGTACCGATCTGGAACAAAGACACGAAAAAGATGCAGGACACGGTCATGCCGGGCATTGGCCTGTACCGAATTCAGGCGGCGCGTACCGGGCAATACGCCGGGATCAGCGACCCAGAATACGGACCGCCGATCACCGCGAAGCTGTCGGGCGTCGATGTCACCTATCCGGAATGGTGCCGAGTGACCGTCAAGCGCCAGATGGCCAACGGGCTTGTCGCTGAATTCACTGCCAACGAGCGCTGGCTTGAAAACTACGCCACCGCCAGCAAGGACAGCGCCGCGCCGAACGCGATGTGGAAGCGCCGGGCCTTTGCCCAGCTCGCCAAGTGCGCCGAGGCACAAGCCTTGCGCAAGGCATTCCCCGAAGTTGGATCGGCCCCGACGGCTGACGAGATGGAAGGCAAGGCATTCGAAGAAGCCGTGCGCGATGTAACGCCAATTCAGCAGGCGCAGCCCGAGCCGGAAGCGCTACCTGGCTACCCGGACGAACTGCTGAAAGAAAACGTCGTCAAGTGGCAACCCTTGATCGACTCGGGCCGAACCAGCCCTGAGCACCTGATCGCGACAATCCGCAGCAAATACACGCTGAGCGCGGAGCAGATCGAAACCATCACCAATCTCAAAGCCCTCGATGGAGATGCAGCATGATTATTCATAACGTAGCCCAAGGCTCCGCCGAGTGGCATGCATTGCGCGCCAAGCACTTCACCGCATCCGAAGCGCCGGCAATGCAAGGCGCGTCGAAGTACCAGACCCGCACCGAACTGCTCGCGATGAAGAAGACCGGCATCGTCGCCGACGTTACCCCGCCGCAGCAGTACATCTTCGACAAGGGTCACGCCACTGAAGCATCGGCCCGTCCGCTGGTCGAAGCGCTGATCGGGGAAGAGCTGTATCCGGTAGTTGGCACGCTGGGCAACCTGCTGGCGTCGATGGACGGCGCGACGATGCTCGGAGAGACATTGTTCGAGCACAAGCTCTGGAACGAATCGCTGGTCGCCCAGGTGAGGGCTGGAGATCTAGCCCCGCATTACTACTGGCAGCTCGAACAGCAACTGCTGGTGAGTGGTGCTGAGAAAGTGATCTTCGTTTGCTCGGACGGCACCGCCGAAAACTTCGTCAGCATGGAATATCGCCCGGTCGCCGGCCGTGCCGAACAGCTGGTCGAAGGCTGGAAGCAGTTCGAGGCCGATCTGGCAAACTTCGAGATGGCCGACGCACCGTCGATTGTCGTCGGCAAGGCGCCTGACGAGCTTCCAGCGCTGCGCATTGAACTTACCGGCATGGTTACCGCCAGCAACCTGAAAGTGTTCGAGCGATCGGCCTTGGCGGTCATCGACTCGGTGAAAACCGAACTGACCACCGATCAAGACTTCGCCGACGCGAAGAAGGCTGTGAAGTGGTGCGGCGATGTCGAGGAAGCCGTCGCGGCAGCGAAGAAGCAGGCGTTATCCCAGACCGCAACCATCGACGAACTGTTTTCCTCGCTGGATCGCGTCTCGGCGCACGCCCGCGAAACTCGCCTGAAGGTCGACAAGCTGGTGAAGGCGCAAGAGCTGTTGGTCAAGTCGAACATCAAGCAGAAGGCCGAGCAGGCGCTGGCTGACCACATCGCGGCAATCAACAAGACGCTGGGCAAAGTGGCGCTGCCGGCAGTCGCCGCTGACTTCCTTGGCGCCATGAAAAACAAGCGAACCATCGCCAGCTTGCAGGATGCCGTGGATACCGAACTGGCCCGAGCGAAGATCGACGCCAGCCAGGCGGCTGACTGTATTCGTCTGAACCTGACCAGCTTGGCCGAGCTCGCCACCGACCACTCCTTCCTGTTCAGTGACATTCAGCAGTTGGTAACGAAGGCCAATGACGATCTGGTGACGCTGATCAAATTTCGGATCTCGGAACATGAGAAAGCCGAGGAAGAGAAAGCCGAAGCCACTCGTAAGCGGATTCGCGAAGAAGAGCTGCAGAAGATCGCCGATGCTGAAAAGGCGAAACAAGTCGAGCCGGTAGTGACTCCTGTGCCAGTAAGAGTTGAACAGCCTGCATCGCGCGTTTCGGCAGTGGCCCCATCCGCCAAGGTTCAGCCAAAGCCGATGAAGCTCGAAGCGCGGGTGACCGATCTCGATGCGCTGGTGAAGGCTGTGGCGGCCGGTCAAGTGCCAATCAGCGTGCTGACCGTTAACTGGAAAGGCCTCGATGATCTTGTCGATGCCCAAGGTTCTGAATTCAACGTGCCGGGGGTAACCCTGGAGCAGGTGGCAGCATGAACGCATACGTCAGCACCGAGCTTTCCATGATCCAAATGCTCGACCCTCAACGCCACGAACTGGCCCTGCTTCAGGAGGTCTTCTTGAACAAAGGAGGGGCTATTGAGGTGTTGCAGGGGCCGAGCTTCGTACCGCCACCCGTGAGGCATGAGCCGCCGCCGAGCGTAAAGGTGATCAAGTCGGCGAACCGGGCCGAGCCCAGCACGACCTACATCGACAAGCTCACGCAGCGAGACATCGATCGCGAAGCGCGCAATGCGCAACGGGAAAAGGACAAAGTCGATCAGATTGAGCGAATCCGAAAGCTGGCCGAAACCACGACCTACGCACAGGCCGTCGAACAGACCGGCATGCCTCGACGATCTCTCCAACGAATCGCTGTGGAAGGCGGCTTCAAATTCCTGCCAGCGACAAATAACGGCCACAACAATATGCGACCCCGCCGCATCACTGATGCAGAAGACGAGAAGCGCGCCGAGCGTATCAAGGCCTTCATAGAGATCGGCCTTTCGCGCAACCAGGCTATGGGGCAGCTCGGTGTCACATTCAAAACCTTTGCCCGCATCCTTGCAAAGTTCGACATCGATTACCCGAAGCGTATTTCAGGGCCTCAGCCGGCCTTCTTCGCGAAAGAGCCAAAGCAGTAGGAGTGGATCATGGCAGCCGAACAGAAAGACCGATCGGCAAAGACAGCGGCGAGGCGAAAGACTCGCGGCGAGGAAGAAATCAGGCTGCATTGCATGGCCGGCACCCGCCAAGCGCTCGCTGAGTTGATGGCCTGGAGCGGCATCGAGGAGCAGGGCGAGGCCATCACGCTGATGATTCACCACCTTCATGCAATGGGGCCTCAAAAGTCCGCGCCGCTTCTGACTCCACCGCGCCACGAATACGAGATCCCCGAAAACGTGTCGGCAAAATTGCAGCTCGCTTACAACCGCGAAGCGCTGCGCGTCTGTAACGACGAATAGTCACAGCATCTGGTGCCTTGGATTACGGCTGCCCTCTTTTATCGTCCACAAGTCTGGCTGGGTTCCAGTCGACAGATAAATAAGTGGATGAGTGCTGCAGAGCAAGCGAGCACGCTCCTCGGTAAGGTTTGTATGGCTGGCAATTGCCCGGGTTGACCTGAAGTCCTGGGAGCCTTCAACTCTGGCCTCGCTCTGCAGCCATCGATAGATAGCATCAGAATCGCGACGATTTGACCAAGTGGCTCCAGCTTTCTGAACCCCTAAAACCAGCAGCCCGCCAGCCACGCCTGAAAACAACTCGCTCCAAACTGACATTCAACACCCCTTCGGTTCCGGCTCCATGCCGGGCCGAACACAAATACCCCAACCCAAACCAAATTGCCACCACCGGTCACGGAGGGCGGCGCCTGACTGGAACCAACGAGGTATCACATGAAACCCGAAATGATCACACTCAAACACGGTGACACCACGATCAAGATGCCAGCGTCACAACTGGCAAAGCTGGCGCTGGCCAGCACGTTTGCCCTGGTGCTGCCGCCGGCGGCGAATGTCCAGCCAATCGCACCAACCAACATCCCAGCGCTCGGCGCTGAGTGGCCCGGCCAAGGCGGCTTCAATGGCGGACTGGTTGCGGCTCGCGGCGATGTTCCTGCGCACTACCTGATCATCGCCGCCAGGGATGTCGGCAGTCTTGAGTGGGGCGGCCGTGGAGTTGAGGTGAAAGGCCTCAGCAAAACCGACGGCTACACCAACACCCAGGTTCTGATTGGCAACGACGACGAGAGGAAGTATCCAGCAGCCGATGCTTGCGCCGAGTACCAGGCCGATGGTCATCATGATTTCTACCTGCCGGCCGCCGCCGAGCTGTATCAGGGCTGGTTGAGCTGTCCTGAGGTCTTCGCTCAGGACTGCTACTACTGGTCCTCATCGCAGCGCTCCGCCAACTACGCATTCTACATGCACTTCGTTGTTGGCTTTCAGCACTACGGCGTCGAGGGCGTCGAGCTCCGTGTCCGCCCCGTCCGCAGATTCTTTATTTAATCCTTCAATCATTCGTTCTTGATCGGCACCGGGCGCAGCAGCGCCTTTTTTGTTGCCTTCGAAAAGAGGAAAGATCATGTCCGCAGCAGCTCAAGTAGCACCAGCAGTGACCATCCCGGAAATCGGCCAGCCCTTCGGCGGCGGGTTCTTCTCCGGCATTAACCGTGACCCGGACACCGGCAAGCGCTACCTGAACATCACCGCCGGCGCCGCGCACGAACTGAGCGGTGCTTGGGGCGAGTATGGCGAGAAGATCGAAGGTGCTGACAGCTTCACCAACAGCCGCGCTAACACCGAGGCGATGGCAGCGGCTAGCAGCGAACTGGCACAGCAGGTGCTGGCTCTGGATATCGGCGGCTTCAACGACTGGGCGATCCCGGCGCGCGACGTGCAAGAGCTGCAGTATCGCCACTTCAAACCGACCACCGAAACGAACTGGCAGTACGGGCGCAGCGGCGACAACCCGAACAGCGAGCCTGTCGGTCTGCTGTACACCGAAGAATCACCGGCTCAGACCATGCTGGCAGCCTTCCAAGAAGGTGGCGCCGAAGCCTTCAAAGACACCTGGTACTGGTCATCTTCGCAGCGCTCCGCCAACAACGCATTCCTCATGTACTTCGATGATGGCTATCAGGACCTCTACGGCAAGGGCAGCGAGCTCCGTGTCCGCCCCGTCCGCAGTCAATTGATTGATTAATTCGCTCATTTAATCCGGCCGCTTGCGGCCGGTTGCTCTTGGAGAGCGCGCCCATGGCGATGCACACGGACTTGCAGATCTACAAGGTTTCACTCGGCCTGCTCCAGATGGCCACGAACCTCACTCGCAACATTCCCCGAGACCTGAAGCAGTCGCTCGGGAAGCGCGTCATCGATGAGTGCATCGACGTGCTGATGTTGATCGCTCGGGCCAACGCGACGCCTGACAAACGCCCACACCTGACCTTGCTGGTCGAGAAGGTCCAGGTGATCGAGTTCCTGATGCGGCTTTTCAAAGAGAGCCGATTCATCAGCGTTCCGCAGCATGCCAATGCAATAGAGGTCACCACCTCGATTGGCAAACAGGCAAACGCCTGGAAACGCTCCACCCCAACCGCGCCCGCCACCTGAGAGTTACGGCTTTCAGGTCTGTGCGAATTGAATCTGGTCGTGCCGCTGACCTCTGGGTCACCGCCATGCGCATCAGAGATACCGACGGTCTAAAGCGTCCGTGCAGGTCTCGCGCAGTTTCCTCGCTGATCGGCTCTGCCTTCGGCTTGGCGACGTAGATAGCACGATAGGTCGCAGCGCTCCGCCAACAACGCATTCAACATGAACTTCGATGATGGCAATCAGAACAACAACGACAAGAACAACGAGCTCCGTGTCCGCCCCGTCCGCAGATTCGACTGTTGGTCCCTACCCGTTCAGCGATCTTGTCCAGGCCTACTACGACTGCCGCCGCACGAAGCGCAACAGCGCCAGTGCGCTGGCTTTCGAAATGGACTTGGAGCGCAACTTGATCAAACTTCACGACGACCTGATCACCGGCACTTACCGGCCAGGCCGCTCGATATGCTTCGTGGTCACCCGACCGAAAGCCCGCGAGGTTTGGGCTGCAGCGTTCCGGGATCGCGTCGTCCACCACCTTCTGTACAACCGAGTGGCACCGCGCTTCTACGCCAGCTTCATAGCGGACAGTTGCGCATGCATTCCTGGGCGCGGCACGTTGTACGCCGCCACCCGGCTTGAGGCTAAGATCCGCAGCGCCAGCCAGAACTGGTCGAAGCCGCTCTTCTACCTCAAGTGCGACCTGGCCAACTTCTTCGTCGCGATCGACAAAGAGGTTCTGCGCAAGCAGCTCGCCGCCAAGATCACTGAGCCGTGGTGGCTGGCACTCGCTGAACAGATCCTGATGCACGACCCTCGCGAAGACTACGAGGTACGCAGTCCGGCCCATCTGTTCAACCGGGTGCCGCAGCACAAACGCCTGACCGCGCAACCTGCGCACCTCGGACTGCCGATCGGCAACTTGTCGTCGCAGTTCTTCGCCAACGTCTACCTCGACGCGCTGGACCAGTTCGCCAAGCACAAGCTCGGCGCCAAGCATTACGTCCGCTACGTAGATGACTTCGTGTTCCTGCATGAGTCGCCGCAACAACTCAACGCCTGGCTGGCAGAGGTCGAAGCATTCCTGCCAAGCCTCGGCGCCAAGTTAAACCCATCGAAGACCATCCTTCAGCCGGTAGATCGCGGCGTCGACTTCGTTGGCCACGTCATCAAGCCGTGGCGGCGATCAACCCGAAAGCGTTCGCTGGCTCAGGCCCTCAAACGGACCGCTGCGGCACCGGCCGAGGATCTTCGCGAAACCGCCAACAGCTATTTCGGCCTGCTCAGCCAGGCCAGCCACAGTGAAAAAGACCGGGAGAAATTGGCTCGTGTCGTTCTGAAACGCGGTCACAGCGTCAATGGCGCACTGACAAAGACATACCCAAAGAAATAACTCTTCCCCTTTTAATGCGCTGAACGCCCTGGCGGGATTTCGGCTGCACGGAGCAATCGAATGAAGGCGTTTGTTTTCCGCACACTGAACATCGACGGCCAATCCATCCGCACTGCGGTACGCCCCGGCACGCCTCACCTGACTCCGTTGATGGTCTTCAATGGTATCGGCGCGAGTCTTGAGTTGGTTCTCCCCTTCGTGCAGGAGCTCGACCCGGATCAGGAGGTGATTGCTTTCGATGCTCCGGGCGTTGGCGGCTCTCCTGCTCCGCTCCTGCCATACAGCTTCAAGGGCCTATCTAGGACCGTCGCCAAGATGCTGGATGCGCTCGAATACGATCAGGTCAATGTGATCGGCGTTTCATGGGGCGGCTTTCTCGCCCAGCAGTTCGCTCACGATCACCCGAAGCGCTGCGGCAAGCTGATCCTGGCTGCGACTTCGGCCGGCGTGCTCAGCGTCCCGCCATCCCCGAAAGTCCTGGCGCTGATGGCCAGTCCGCTGCGCTACACCAACCCCGAGCACGGGGCGGAGATCGCGCCGGACATCTACGGCGGATCGTTCAGATACGACAAAACGCTGGCCACCGCTCACGCCAGCAAGATGAAGTCGGCAGGCGGCCGAGGTTATTACTACCAGATGGCGGCTGTTTACTGGTGGACTTCAATCCACTGGCTGCACCGAATCAAGCAGCCGACCCTGGTCCTGGCCGGCAACGATGACCCACTGATCCCGCTGGTCAACATGCGCATCCTGGCCAACCTGATTCCGAACTCCGAACTGCACGTCATCGACGACGGGCATTTGTTCCTGATCACTCAGGCCAAGGCCGTCGCTCCGATCGTCACGGCCTTTTTGTCGGCGGCCACCGATGAAGATCAAGACGACTCGCTGCTTGACTCCGAGTATGAGCGGGTTAGCGGAGCGCTCTGACAGGGCCGACCAGAAAACCGCTCTCCCCGCACCTGATTTTGGAGCACAAAATGTCAACTGCAATTGATTTGTTCGCCGGTCTTGGCGGATGGTCCACCGGTGCCCGAAACGCCGGTATCGACGTTCTCTGGGCCGCCAATCACTGGCCGGTCGCCGTTGAGTGGCACAGCGCCAACCATCCTGATGCGATTCACATTTGCCAGGATCTACATCAGGCAGATTGGTCGCAGGTCCCCGCGCACGACATCATGCTCGCCTCGCCGTGCTGTCAGGGGCATTCGAAGGCGCGCGGCAAGAAGTCTGGAAATGCTCAGCATGATGCATCTCGATCCACCGCATGGGCGGTTGTGTCTGCTGCCGAGTTTCACCGGCCCGAAGTGGTGCTGGTGGAGAATGTCGAGGAGTTCACAGCCTGGGCTTTGTATCCCGCTTGGTCGCAGGCAATGGCAGCACTCGGCTACATGATCGCCCCGCATGTCGTTGATTGCGCCGATCTCGGCGTACCGCAACACCGCGTGCGCCTGTTTCTGGTCTGCACCAGAAGCAAGGCCCCACTGAATCTTCAGCTGCACCAGCGCAAGCATGTCCCAGCCTCCTCGTTCATCGACTTTGATGCGGGCAAGTGGAGCAAGGTTGTGAAGCCAGGGCGCGCCGAGTCGACTTTGCTGCGCGTGAAGAATGGTCGAGAGCGATTCGGTGACCGATTCATCATGCCTTACTACGGATCAGGTTCTGGGCTTACTGGCCGAAGCCTGGAGCGCCCGATAGGGACCATTACCACGCTTGATCGGTGGGCCCTGGTGCGCGGCGACGAGATGCGAATGCTCTCGGCGAGCGAAGCGCTTGCCGCCATGTCGTTTCCTGCCGACACGAAGCGCCCGGACAATCATCGACTGACCATGCACATGGCTGGCAACGCGGTTCCACCACTGGCCGGGCAACGCATTATCGAAGCGATGCAGGCTGCTGCCTAAACCCCCATCGGCATATCACCCAAGCAGGCGAGGTAAAGCCATGAATCAGATTGCCCAACAGGCGTTTGACAGCGCAATGGCTCGCCTTGAAGGCATGCCTGTACAGCGCGCCAAAGATCGCAAGCCGTGGACCACAGAAGACGAAGGCCGTCTTTGCGCGCTTTATCCGGATACACCAATGCCTGAACTGATAAAGGCTTTCCAACGCCCGTATTGGTCAATCTACAACAAGGCATATTTGCTCGGGCTAAAGCGTAGTGAAGCTTATCTGGCGAGCGAGCATGCATGCAGGCTGCACCGAGAAAACAACCCCGGCACCGGCACACGGTTTCAGAAGGGGCAGACATCTTGGAACAAGGGCGTGAGTTATACCGCTGGAGGACGGTCGGCAGAAACCCGATTCAAGCCAGGATCACTGAGCGGCAAAGCCGCCCTTCTGCTCCAACCTATAGGCACCGAGCGCGTCACCAAGGACGGCATCCGCCAACGCAAGATTCGTGATGACGGACCGCCGCAGCGCCGGTGGAAGTCTGTGCACATGATCCTTTGGGAAGAATCGAACGGCGCGGTGCCGCCCGGGCACATCGTCGTTTTCCGCGACAAGAACAACGCGAACATCGAGATCGACAATCTTGATCTGATCACTCGGGCCGAAAACATGCGTCGCAACACCATCCACCGCTACCCGCCAGAACTCAAATCCACCATTCGCCAACTCAGCAAACTCAAGAAAGCGATCACCGAGGCATCCGATGAAAAACAAGATGACTGACCTCAGGAACCATCTGTTCGCCACCCTCGAAGCGCTTCAAGACCCGGATAAGCCAATGGAGATCGAACGCGCCAAGGCAATTGCAGAGGTCGCGAAGGTGCTTGTCGACTCGGCAAAAGTCGAGGTGCTGTTCATCAATGCAATGGATGGCGACGTCGAAACAACCGGGTTCATTGAGTCAACAAAAGAACTTCCGGCCCCAAGGGCATCTGTCCAGTAATCGCGGAGGAATGAGCATGACAGCCAAGTTATCGCCTGACTCGGTCGGGCTGATTTTCACGATGCACGCAGCGGGGCATGAAATCGGCGCCATTGCCAAGGCCGCAGGGTGTTCATACCCAACCGTCGTGCGCTACCTGAACCATGCCGGGATCGTGCTCGGCAACAAGGGCCGCAAACGCGAACTCACCGACGAGTACCTGAACATGGCGCTGGATATGCGCGCCAAGGGTACGAAGTGGGACGACATCGAGGCGCATATCGGCTTTTGTCGGCAGACCTTCCAAACGTGGATCAGGGCAACGAGGGCTCAATCATGCTGACGTTCATCGCTTACTGGCCGCTGCTGTCGATCCTCACGGGAGTAGTCGCCTGCTGCCTGTTTCATAACGGACTATCGGAGAAATAAGCATGAACCTGATTGAATTGATCCAGTCGCGCCGCATCGCGCTTACCCCTGAATACGACGCCGGCTGGTGTGCCGAGGTTTACGACGACCAAGAAATAATCCAGTACACCGGTCATGGCTTAACCATCGACGAAGCCATCACTGATGCTCTCGGGCCGAACGAACTATCGGAGGTTTGACAAATGAGTGAAGTGAAGCGTATTTCCGTGTTTATCCACGGGCCAAACAAGAAAGTTGACATGGTTGAAGCGGCGCACCTTGACGCCGCCCAATCCGAACTGGCTGCGCTGCGGGAAGAGCTGTCGCATGTTAGTGACTTGCGCTCTCTATGGGAAAGGTCTTCTGCGGAAATGGATAAGTGCCTGACAGCCGCCGAGCAGCGGAATGCGGGGCTTGAACGACTTATGAAGCGCGCAGTGATCAGCATTGACAAACTGAGCATCTTCCCAGAACGCGACAATGCTCGGCGGTGGGAAGACCTTCACGCAATCGTGACGGACATTAACGCCGCCCTCAACCCCACCGAATCGGGAGCAAGCGAATGACCGTGTTCAGCATTGAATATCGCGTGATCGGCTACGCACTTTCAGACGGCATGCGCCCTGATCCAAAATGGGGGAAAAAGGGTTTTACCGTGAAGTCTGAAGATATTGGCACCGATGATATCAACGATATCGTTACGGCTGCCCAATACCCGGAATCCATACCGAAGGGCTACAAGCTTCATTCTGTTCAAAACGTAACAACTGGCGAGCGCATAACACCGAAGGAGCAAGCGAATGAGCAGTAAAATCGAAATTGACCGTAAGCAGCTCGAAACAGTGGCGCACCGATTGAGCGATATCGGTCAAAGCCATTTGTCAGAACCGTTGTTTGCTCTGCTACTCGCCCCTGTCGTCGAGCGCCAGCCGGTGGCCATCGTTGACGAAGGTGATGATGGATTATTCATTGACTTCGTTTATGGAGAAGACGGAAATCCTTTGCGTAGAGGGGACATTCTCTACACCGCACCGCCCGAACTCGCCGAACTGCAAGCCACCATCGCACGGCTTACGGCGGAGATTGAAGACTGGAAGCAGGGATCTAAAGCCGAGGCGGACGCAGGAGACGAAGCGCGGGCAGAGGTTGCTGCGCTGAAGGGTAGGCAGGGTGAGCCGGTGGCGTGGGCGGCGAATTCGGACCTGGCGGCAATCAAGCACGGCGCGCTTTGGTCAGGAACGCTGTGGGGAAAAAGGAACCCGCCGATGCTTGAAGGCCGAAAACCGCTCTACACCTCGCAGCCCGCGCCGGTATCGGTGCTCCCTGACAACCTTCTGTCTCACCGAAGCTCATGGCTAGATGCCATGGATCGTTTGGTCGAACTAGAGCCTATAAGCCATGAGCCAGACTCTGACGACAAAGGTTTTTGGGAGCATGAACGAAAGGCAATGCACGATATGTACGACTGCCTCGACAAGGTCAAGGAGATGAAACAATGATCGCCCTCGCCTGGTTCTACTACGTCTACGTCCGCTGAGATTCATCCATCCAGTTGTAAACCCCTAATTGACAACTCAACTCTGCCGCCAAACGGCTCGGAGCTCATATGTCTCGCATTGAAGAAAGAGAAGGCTGGAACCTGGCTGATCAGTTGATCGCAGCCGGGCGACAAGTAGACCCGATATTCGGCGGCGTCGAGCGGGTCATCGCGAATATGCAGCAGACCGCCGCGCTCCGGCCAGAAGGCTACCGGGCAGGCATCCAGAAACGCATTGAGGTGGAACGCCATGGCAACGTTTGATATCCACGAAAGACGCCCAGACGGCGCCGTCGGCAAGCTGCTCGACGTCATCGACCGCGTGCCAGAGATCCGCAAGACCGGCCAGTTCGTCGAATTCGACGGCGAGATGCACAAGGTCCTGACCGGCATCCGCAACTTCATCATCGTCACGACCGAGCGCTGGGCGCGGGTGTCGGCCGCTACATGGAGAAAAGCATGAAATACAAGCTCTACTCCGGCTTACAAATTGGAAAAGTCATCCTTGTTCGGAGAGTTGAAGGCGAGAAAGGTCGAGGCCCGCGCTGGATTTGCCGATGCGAATGCGGCGAAGAGATTGAGAAAAGCCGGGATACGCTTACGAACCCTGCTGTTATCCAGCGCTGCAAAAGCTGCTTCGTGAAGTCGCAGCGCGCCTATTCGAACTTACGAATTGCTACAGGCCTTCCTGTCAACCAATGGAGTGCGAAATCATGAGCGAACAAATGCGCGAAGAGTTCGAGGCGGCTTATGTCGAGGACATGGTCCGAATCATGGGCGAGGGCATCCGCAAGCGAGCTTTCGACAACACCAAGTTCCTCATGCAGAACGGCGAATTCCAAGATCCAGCGCTGCGCTTGGCGCTATGGGCGTGGAAGACCTCCCGTGAATCACTGCCTGCCGCATACACCGCCGTAGACATGACCACCGCTGCGGCTGACGGGTTCAGGGATGGGGCGGCGAGTGCCAAAGCCGAGAACGAGGCTCTGCGCCACGCACTCAAGACGATTCGCGAAGAATCGAGTGACATCGGTGCGTGCGAGTGTGCAGCCGATGCGTTGGCTGATGCCGCCATGGGCAAGGAGGGTTGAGATGGTCAAATACAAGACGATCAGCCAGTTCGCCACCGAAAGTGGCTACACTGAGGCCGCGATTCGAGCGAAGATCGCGGACGGCACATGGCCCAAGGGGCTGGTGTGGAGGCATGCGCCGGACAATAAACCTCTAATAAGTGTGGATGGGTATGCGGAATGGGTGGAAAGCGCAGCGGCGTTCGAGCGGCGTCCAAGAGCAGCATTGAGATCACCTTCATGCTCGAGGGCGCCCAGTGCCGCGAGCGGCTCCCAATTGAGCCCAGCCCCGCTAATCTGAAGCGCGCCGAGCAGCACAAGGCGGCTATCGAACTGGCGATCTACAACGGCACGTTCGACTATCTGGCCACCTTCCCCAAGTCCAAGCGAGCCAATCGGCTTGGATATCAGACAGGGCAAGTCCCGCTGTCGAAATACCTCGCAAGCTGGCTGGAGAAGAAAGAGAAGGGTCTGAAGGCCAGTACGATCGATGGCTATCGGAAAATCATCGACGGGGTTCTGGTGCCGAAGCTGGGCGACCACCCCCTGGTGCTGCTCAGTCGCAAGATGGTCAAGGAGGCTATGGCGAGCATGGACGCTTCGAACAAGCGACTGTCCAACGTACAGAGCTGCCTACGGTCGGCGCTGAACGATGCGGTGCATGACGAACTGATCGAGATCAACCCTATGGCGGGCTGGACGTACTCGGTCAGGGAGAAGCCGAAGACGGAGGACGAGATCGACCCGTTCTCGCCTGAGGAACAGCGGCTGATTCTGGCCGGCACCGACGGCCAATACCGGAACCTGTTGCAGTTCGCCATATGGACCGGGCTGCGCACAAGCGAACTCATTGCAGTTGAATGGGGGGATGTGGATTGGTTGCGTGGGGAGATACGGATATCGCGAGGACTGACCAGAGCGGCCAAGGAAGCAGAGTTGCCGAAGACGGCAGCGGGGATTCGGAGCGTGAAGCTTTTGCCAATGGCGCTGGAGGCGCTGACGGCTCAGAAGGTGCACACCTATATAGAAGGTGACGTGATTTTCCATGACTCGCGATACGGCAAGCCGTTCGACGGCGATCAGGCTATTCGCAAAAGCTTCTGGATACCGACGCTCAGGAAGGCGAAGGTTCGGTATCGGAACCCCTACCAGACCCGGCACACATACGCATCGATGATGCTTTCGGCCGGAGAGCACCCAATGTGGGTCGCCAAACAAATGGGTCACAAGGACTGGACTATGATCGCCCGAGTCTACGGCCGATGGATACCCAGCGAGAACGACACTTCCGGCAATCGCGCCGTGGAAATGTTCGGGACGCCGGTTCAACTCCCTAAGGAGGAGTCAGCATGAGAGCGGATGTCTACAAGACCGCTAAAATGTCTACCTTCAGCAGCATTTCAGCAGCATTTGCTGTCTAGACCAGCAAATACGCATAGAGAACGGGGGTTCAAATCCCCCCGGCTCCACCATTTGAGACACCAATGAAGCCCGCCCAGTGCGGGTTTCGCTGCATCTGGGCCTTGGAATGTTGCTGAGGGTTGTTGTGGATTGATGTCGATTCGCGCCAGCTTCAGCAGCTTTTCAGCAACATCCCTCTCCGGCGTTCTGCCGAAAATCAAACCTCCCTGCACCACCACGACTGCGCATACAGGCAGCCGTCTATTTCCTCCAAGCCGCTCAGCGTGAAAGCGTTGGTCGCCATCCCTGACAACCTGGCATCCAGCAACGGCGGAAGCGGTACCGCATCCAGCGGCATGCCAGCCGGACGAATCTCGGCGATGTCGCTCGTCCGGTTGAGCTGCACGCACATCTGGTTTCTGATGTTGATGTCGCCTCGGATGCCGGCCGTTTGCCGGATCGCCTTCCAATCCCGGGCGACACCCTTCTCTCTCATGCGCGTTATAAGGAAGTACATGACCTACTCGATACTGGATAAATAAACAGTATCGTAAGCGGTCGTACGCCCTTCAATGAATTGCTGACGAGTAGCTACTTGCCAAGCCCATCGAACGCCTGCTCGCAAGTCACTCCGCGTCCGTGGCTTTGATCAGCATAGACCGCCAGATCTCCCGCTCGCTGATCAGCGCGCTTGAGCACGTCGGCAAGCACCATTGCGGCGCGGGCAGCTGCCTTGCTTGCGGCGGTAGCGCAGGAATTGCTGCTGGCCTCACTGGCTGCGAGTCGAGCGGCAAGGGCGTCGGCCGCCCCGCGCAGGCCATCAGCAGAAGCGCGAGCGGCAGCAGCGTCAGCAGTCGCTTGGTCGATGATCTGTTGTCCATTCTGAATCGCCTTGTTGATTGACTGTTGATAGGCCTGCTCCTTTGCCCGGGCGGACGCCTCGTTGTCTGCCTTGGCTCGCGCATCCCAGGTATTGCGCTCGTTCCAGGCCGACTGCCACTCGGCATCCGTGACCGTCACTCCGTGGTGATAGGCACCGAACAGCGCGCCGTACACCAAAAACACCGTAGCCATATAAGGAAGGAGCCGGAGCAGGAGCTGATTCATGCCAGAACCTTAAGCGCGGTTCTGTAGAAGGCCAGCCGCTCAGCGAGACCATTTAGGCCGCCATTGATGCGCCGGGTAATGTCATTGAATTCGCCAGCCCCAGCATCAGCCAGCGCATTCAGATTCCGCGAATTCCAGAACCATGCCGCCGACTTCGCAGCCCACTCGGCTTGCTCGAGCAGCTCGGGTGTTCGGAGTAACCGATCATCTGAGAACAGCGCCTTGCTGCACGCCAAGTAGTTGTCGCGCCCGGTGATCTGAATCAGGCCGCGCCCGCGGTACTTTTGCCCATCACCGTCGGCTTCGGGCGTGTTCCCAAGTCGCTTGGCCAGCGGCCCGGTATCGTACTTGCTCAGGTACTGGTCGCCGCCCAACTCACGCACATAGCGGAACTGGCCCGACTCATGCCCCACCTGGGCGATGAACGCCGCCATCCGCAGCCGGGTGTTGATCTGGAACCGATCCATGGCCAAGCTCAGAGCAGACGCAAAAACGCCGGCTTGCTTGCCGGCGTTCGGGAGGATCTGCAGCAACTGCTGCGTGGTGATGGGCATGGGATTCTCCTGGCAAAAAATTATCCGCTCGATGGTGGGATAGAAACCGATGGTGAGGGACATTTGCAGCAGTGAAAAATCACCACGTCTGTGTATACTTCCGCCAAACTAAAAATAGATGTGATACTGGGCAACTGGGAAGCCATACAAACTTGAACACCATATCGAACACTAGCAAAAATGTAGACCTCCAATTTATTCGGAGAGTACTGAGCTGTATTCCTTTTCTGCTACTAGGAGCGGGAGCAATAATTATTTTTTTAACGCTATTGGATGGATATGGCCTTAAGATGTACTGGGCTAGCGATTATGGTATTTTTTTAGTTGACATGTATCACGCCTCAAAGCTTGAACAGACCGTCGGGATATCGTCTCGTTTTGGATGGGCTCATCCGGGGCCGATAAACTATTATCTCTTACTACCATGGTATTACTTATCTGGAGGAGGTGAACAGATTTTAATGGCGGCAACTCTTGCCTATAATGTGTTTTTTTTAACCGCTACAGTGTTTGTGATTACGCGACTTTCGAATAGTCAGACGGCCGGTATTTTCATTTCGGTAGCAGTAATTTATTCGTATTCCGCACTGGGAGCGGGTGTGTTTTATGATGTCTTGCTGCCCTTGGCGACGATCTTTCCGTGGATACTTGCGATTAGTCTTGCCTGTTTTGTTGCATTGAACGGAATTAAGTATTTTCTATTACTTGGCCTTGTACTGACCTACGTGGCGCAAATGCATGTTGCTTTTTGGCTGCCCGTGGTTAGTTTAGGGCTAAGTGCTTTCGTGCTATCTTGTATAGAGAGAAAACCATCGCATAGTGATTATATATATGCTGCGGCTGGCATTGTTTTTTGTATAGTGCTTTGGCTACCACCTCTATTGGAATTCGAAAACCTCCAGCGGATAATCTCTTTTTTTCTGTCAAGAGGGCCTGGCGAGCATACATTGATAGAAGCGGTTCGTGCATTGGCGGTTTTGATGGGGGAGCCAGTATTAGGCAATAAACTGTTTTATGAAAACTTGCCGTCAGAGAATTATTCTATGATAGCGGGTGGAGTTTTAATTTTTCTTGCGTTCTTGGGCTTGTGGCTAGCTTACCTAAAAAAATATAAATTCGCCTTAATTCTAAGCTTTATAGTTTGCCTCCAGCTTATTACCTACCTGTACGCACTAACTAAAGTCGTCGGACCGATATTGCCTCATAGCATTACATTCATACCAATAATCAGTGTGTTTATTCTGCTGGCATGGACATTGTTGATTCAAGGGGCGCTCGATTCAAAACTTCGATTACTGGCCATTAGTACGTTCGCAACAATGGCAATTCTATTTTTCATCCATGGCAGCTCACATGATATCGGCCATACTCTATTAACTTATAAGACCCCTAATTCTGCTGTACTGAAACTCTCTAAAGAGATTTCATCCGCAATACATAAGTGCGAAGGCCCTGCAACAATCCTTATGGGGGAAAACGATTGGCTACCTATTGTTGGAGCGCTGTCCGTACTTTATCGGGACGGCTTGAAATTTGGTATAAATCCAGCGCAATGGGCAATTGTATTCGGTTGGCGAGTCCCTACTTCGATTTCTGATTGTCGGATCTCATTTGGCGCTGGCGCTAATGGGCTGGAAGTAGAAGTAACCGACTACGGGAACAAAGCGCTTTATACTATTAGAAATGTATATGCTGCATCAGACTTTAAGTTTGATCGTTATGGTGAAGGAAATATTGATACTGAAAGGCGCAGTGTTCATTCTGAATCCTTCACCGATTCGGGGCTAGCATCTCAAGAGATAAATTTGCCCAGTGGATTATATCGGATTGCGGCTACTCTTAGCTGGAAATCAGAACCTGGAAAGGATCAAGCCAACTCGGGCCATATTTCTATACATTCGAAGAGAGTTCTGTTTCCAATAATGACTCCTCAAGGCTCAAACGAGAGTGTTGTAACTTATTATGTCTCGGACGGTACCCCATTCAGAATTTCCTTTGGTTTGGGAGGGTGGTCAACGGGTCGAGGTTTCGTAACCCTAGATGATTTGCACATTGATTCCGTTCAAAAGGCACTCTCACCACCCGATCCGAGTCGCTCATGAGTCTCTCGCCAAGGCTTGAGACTCAGGACCTGCTAGAGCATTGTCGGCGCCATCGAGGAAACAGAAAGGTCCATGCCTTCCTCTGGAACTGGCGGCCAGGTTACCTCGGGGGGCCATCCTGTTTGGCTGGTAACCCGGCCCAGCAAGATGGCGTAGTTCTTCCATTTGGTGAGCTGAGTTTTCCGCTTTGGAAATTCAAGCTGTTCTTCCGGCGTGGCCGCGAACTCTTCCATCCCCTCAACGCCCACGTTGTCGATAGCGTCCTGAAGCGTGGCGATCCGATTGGTAAGTGCCAGCTTTTGGGCTTCTGCTAGCTGCTTCAATCTAACAAGTTTTGTGCTTTGAGACGCGAGAACCTCAGCAGGAGTTGGTTGATATATAGGCGGCGGACTGAATGACTCGCCGCTGTACGTCCAGCGCTGATCAGGCTGCGGAACTATCTCAGTGATATCCACCAGAGTGGCCACGAACTCGGCAGGGAACCGAATTTCTATAGGCTGTTCATCATCAGCCCGAAAAGCTGGTGGATCGTTAGGGTCGTCTATCCCCCAGCTTTTCGGGAACACAATCTCTCTAACTGCGCCGTTTTCGATGCTTGCGTAGGTTTTCATTTATGCGTATTCCCGAATGATTAGCAAGCCGTCCGCGCCCTTTGCCCCTGGCTGTGCAGCGGCACTTGGAGCAGTAGCTGACCCGCCGCCGCCAGCGCCTGGCGACGTTGCTGGGTTGCCCGTAGAGGCTGTCCCTGCCGTATTGGCAAGACCAGGCGAACCACCAGGACCAAAAACAGTGGACCCGCCAACGCCACCAATGAACGATGTCAGTGAAATCCCGTAATGCCCATAGCCTCCGTTAGCCGAATAAATATTCGCACCTGTTACGGTTTTTGCGGTTGCGGCTCCGCCCTGAACAAGGTTGCCGGTTTGCGCCGCCGATCCAGTGCTGCCCGATCCGCCGCCGACTGAAAGCAATGCGCCAAGAGATGTGGTTCCTCCATTGCCGCCACTCCCGCCGGGGGCTGCCCCAGCCACCCCGGCAAGTCCTATAGAAACCGCAATGGCCGCCGCCGGGGCTGGGTAGGTCCCAAGGCCATAGCACGCGCCAGATGCGCCGCCGCTTATTGCAAACTGACTGCCCCCGGTGGCAGTGGTAGCGCCTGACCCTCCGCCCCCGCCAACACCTTCCGCCACTATCCGGACGGCTGACGCTAGCGGCGTGAATGTGCCTGCCCCTGTCGGAGTTGGTGCGCCGCCATCGATGGAAACATTCTGAACGCCAGCAATCAGGGTGTAGACGCTAGTTCTTAGCAGTCGGCCACGCATCAAGCTATGAAGAGCATCATAGTATTGAGAGCCGCCAACCTTATCGACATCACCATTTGCGATAACTCCAGCCTCTGAAAGAAGCGACTGGAAAAACCCTTCCTTGTCATTCGCCCAGTCTTTTTCAAGATAGGATCCGTCCTTTGCAGTAGGCGTAGTTCTATTCTTAAAAGCCCCCTGAGGATAATCGGAAGAAGGATTATCGAACCGCCCCGGGTAACGCTCGTTTAATTTTAGTGCCATTTTACGCCCCTATATATCCCACAAATTCTGCGTCTTCATCACCGAACTCGGCATCCATATCGCCGAATTCGAACATTTCGAATCCCTCAAGGAATCCGTTAAATCTCACTGCTTGCGGCTTGGGCACCAGGCTGGCATTCAAAAGTGCGAACCGCTCAAGATTGGTGATCTGCCCGTAGAATTCAATGCTGAACGACATGTCCTCGCCGTCGGTCACACGCAGAATTTCCGCATGCGGGAGCAAGAAATTCATTCCGTCGAGAATATTTTCTATTGCGGCGTCGCCGTTGTTTTTGATGATCTTGGCCTTGATGACCAGGCGATAGAGATCGTCGGATAGCTGGCCGTCCTGATCGATGGTCAACGCGCTGAACATGGCCTCGTCGTCGCCGAACTCATCCCCGTCGGTCAAATCGAAGAGCCCAGGATTCATCGGGATGGATCCGACAAAGCTGCGCGGGGCCACGACGATTCGGCCGATCACGTTCAGCTGCTCGCCGAAAGAATTGTCGATGTCGTAACTCTTTCGGACAGCCTGCGCGGCCGCTTCGATGCTTCCCCCCAGTTTTCTGGCGACCGCGTACCAGTCGACGGCCTTCGGCTTGTCGCTGTACTGCGCGTAAATCCGGTCTGGGATGTTCATCACGTGATCACTACGGTGATGTTGCTATCCGCCCACCGGGACATCTGGTTGTAGGCGATTGCAACGTTGGCCGAGGCGCCGTTGAGTTGCAGTAGCGTGACGTAGCTGTTCCCGTAGGCGCCAATCACTTGGTTTACCGGGGTGAACATCGTGCTGTACGGGACGCTCTCACCAATATCGAAGCCGCTGATTTTGAAACCGACGTCTGCCGGGATCAGGTCGCCGGCGCCATATTCCATTACTGCTTCTTTAATAAGCTGGTCAGCGTTTGACGGCAGAGTTCCATCGTTGGCGACGTGAATAACCATGATCATGTCCACATAGATGGGGCGGCTGGCCCGGATCACCTTCTTGTTGGTCGGGTACTTCGGTGACGTGACCTCTACCTCGAAAGGCGTGCCGGCCTGGTATAGCCTTGCACCAGGATTCTTTTTTACATAAATGGCCATCGCCACATCGCCATCGGTACCGCCATCAATGACTGGCGCGATCGAGTTAGCCGGGAGGCCGTATGGGTTGTCAGCTGAAACTGCTGCGCTGCCCGTATCGTTCTCGTAGACCTTCACCCTGCGCACGCCTGAGACGCTGAATAGCTCGCCTTCCATCGAATCAATCTGGTTGTTGCCTGGTCGGCCAACAGCTGTAGCGCGAGTTACACGCAACTGCTCGTCTCGCTGCGCATCAGCACCTGGTGTTGCAGGATCTGGGTTTGTGACCGAGGCAAGACCAGCTACGACATCAACGATGCGGGTGATGGTGTCCTCGTCGGCCTGGGTCGGACCCACGACCGTGCACGTCGCATTGACCGTCGCCACACCCAAGGAATCCGCCGTAACGGTCTGATCAGTAGCCCATCGGCTACCAGTTGTGATCGACTCAAAGCGGTTGCCGGCCAGAATGACGGTTCCGGGCGTGGCCGTTAATGTAAGGGATGTGTTTGAGCGAGAACCGCTAGAGCGGATGGTGCCCGTGAGCGAGCAGACGATATCAAGGTCATTGCCCTTGGCCTTGTTCGGGTCTTTCGAGTTGTAGGCCTGCTGCAGGGTCTCGTCCAGGGCGTAGAAGATCTCGGAGTCATGCGCCATCTTCAGGCCGTCTGGCGTAGAAGGGTCCAAGTTCCACAGCGGGTCTATGTCGATGTAGAACTGACGCTCCTGGGCGAACCAGTCGTTTTGCGTCTGTAGCGAGTAACCGGTCGCGGTCAGGCTAGCCATTCAGTGTTACCTCTTCCAGGCCGAACTCGGTGAGAATCCCAGCGGTCACGCTGTAGCGGCGGGTATTAATGTCGAAGTTTGCGGAGAAACTCGTGAGCCGGATCACGCCTGGCGTGTTCGCGATCCTGGCCCTGAGCGCGGCCTCGGCCGTCGACAGGCTGGTGAACTTTCCAAGAATCTGCTCGTACCACGGCGTGCCGTCGGTGATGTCGCGGAAGTACTCGCCCAGGAACAGGCGAAGCCTGGTCAGAACGGTCTGCGCCACCTCGGACTGCCCAGTGATGAACTGCTGCCCGCGCGTCACGATGTCGCCGTTGTCGTCCAATCTGCGTACGGTCATATGGTTGGTCCATCCGAAATCTGGCCGCCACGCGTGACGCCGAGGGTCCTGTGTGTGTTTAGCGATATCCCATCCGCAGTAACCACGTCACCATCCGGGGTGATGGTCAGGCCGTTGATCACGAACGACCCGTCAGCCATCAGCTGGAACATACCGGCGCCGTTCTGCATGAGGGTCGTGCCGTCCGCCAGCACGTCAAACTTCGCGACCCCGTTATCCATCGAGATGCTGTTGTCGTTTTTCAGCCAGACGAATTGCGTTCCCGCCCGGTTTCGCATGCGCACGCCGTTGTTTTGGAACTCCGGCAGCACGTTCGGCTGAGATCGGAAGCCAGGCAGGAACATGGCGTCCTGCATGTTGTGGAAGCGCCCGATCGGGTTGGTAGCGATGCCGCCGCTCTGGATCCACCCGTCGATGCAGCGCTGAGAAAACAGAATGTCGCCCTCGCACTCAGGGTCAATCTGGTACTCGACGCAGAAGTCACCACCCGGGAAGTAGACCGGTACCTCAATGATCGGGGGCACCTTGAACTCAGCGCCGTTGATGTCCACCCGAGCAACGCCTGGCTGCACCTGGGCAAGCTGGGTCAGCGGATTGAAAGTAAGGACGTGCCCAGGGATCGACGTGCTCACACCCTTCATGACCTCGCGGAACGCATCGCGGATCAGCTTTGCCTGTTTGGCGCGACCTTCTGACTCAAGCATTCAGGCTCTCCATTTATTGCGGGCATTAAAAAACCCGCCGGAGCGGGTTAGTTCGATTGTTCAATTGTGACTGGCGCCTATCTGAGTTCGCCGAAACCTTCGGTAAGGATTCCCTTTTCGCTGTACTGGCTGTTTACCAGCGCCCTGATCTTGGAATCGACCTGCCGCAGGCTCGACATCATGCCCTTCGTTGGCCCGTTGCTCAGAGACTTACATCCGCTTCTGGCCAGGGCCAGGTCGTGCTCTCTGATATCGGCAATCATGGCGCTGTAGATGCGCATGTTTTGCGACTTGAGCGCCAGCGAAACCGATCCGCCGCCGTATGCGGGATCTTTGGCAACATTGATCACCCCGCCACCAGCCTTGAGCGCAACATCGACATAGTTGTACATCTGGCGCCCGCCGCACTGCCCGGGCTCAGCTACCGACGCGGTTTCATCTGCGGATGCGATAGCAGGGAACAGAACAGCCGCTACAAACATGATCAAGCTCTTCTTGGGCATCATCCTTTCCAGAATTGCTTTAGGGATACCCTGCAATGTATCAGCAGGCTTGAGCCAATCCGAGGGCCTATCGCACGAACTGTTGCCCGCGCATGTAGGACGTGTTGACCGATGCGACCGCCTCGCCACGGGTAATGACACCGTCGTGGTTCACATCGAGACCGGAGTTGGCGGCGTACTCGCGCTGGTACGGCCCGGTGTCACGCTCCCACATCACGTATGAGTCGGGGCGCCCCACTGCTGCTGGCCACAGGACGGCGAGATAGGCATCACCCAGATTCCTGATGCGGCCGTTATAGGGACGGTAGTAATCCTCCACATAATCCAACTGACGCACTGCGGTCATGCGTGCCAGCTGTGCAGTGGAGGTTCCAAGCCCCCTGGCTGTCGACTCAATGAACTGGATAAGCCCGGTCGCCGTGCTGCCTGGATTGCGCGCCGCAGGACTGAACGTGTAACCGGTCTCGAACCCCATCACAGCCATCAGCCAGTTGGAATCGGTTGAGAGCCTGCCGGCGATGTCGCGCACCTTGACGCGGAAATCCTGGTCAACCCTGGCGCCCCAGATCAGCTTTCCATTCTCTGGCGTGGACACCTGAGTCGCCGGCGGAGCTGTTTGTGCGCGCAGGCCGTCAATTTCAGTGCGCCAAACGTCGCTGTGCGAGTCGCCGGCGTGCTTCATCGCGAAGACGTTGTACTCACCGTTCGCGCTGGCATCACCACTCAATTCGGATACGAACAGGTTGCCAGTGTTAAAGGTCGCGAACTCGCTCTCGACGTCGATTTTACCGTTGATGCGCAGCGACGGATTGAGCTGGACAGAAACGAAAACGCCCAGGCCATCGGGCCCGCGCGACACCTCTGGAATCCCTATCATGCCGCTAAATTGATCGACCTTCACCGCCGCTGCGGTGCGCGGCATGTTGGGCTTCGTCACAACGATGCGCCCGCGGTCCTGCATCCATTCGAACTTGTAGGCGTACGCCAGATCAGTCATGGCGGCAGGGATATCACCGTCAACCACCAGCCCGGAAGACAACGGCTTCGCGTCCGCGAATTGAGCGTTGTCGATGTCAATCGGCAGCGGCCACGCGGCAGCCAGGGCGCGCAGAACCTCCTCAATTCGGGTGCCGATGCCGAACGATAGTTGGGCAGATGCCCGGTCCACCGCAGGCTGGCCAGAGCGGCAGATCAGCCGAGTGATAATTTCAGGCTGACCTGGCTCGCGCTCGCGCAGCGTGTTGGTTACAAACCCGGTGAACACCGCGTCGATGTTGTCGTCGAAGCCGGCGCGAAAGACGATGCTCGAACCCTGAGCGATGCTCGACCCCTTGTTCATGTTGTACAGCCGAAGATCAGCAAACGAAATTGCATCACCTGGCGAGATGTCGATATTGAACTGAACACGAAACTGGCGTCTCCCGTACTGAGGACTGATGTACGGCTGGCCGTTCACATCCAGTGACCAAACTCGCTCTCTCATGTTTCCACCAGTGGGGGTATCCAGACAAGGAAGTTGTCGACGCCAAGGTTGGCCAGCGTCACGTTGGCACCGGCGAACACCAACTGGCCAATACCTGTGCGGTAGCTTTGGATCACGTCACTGCCAGGCTCGAGCATTGCCCCGGACACAAGGCGACTGCCATCGCGCACCAGGTTCATCGACCAAGCCGGCGAATCCAGATAGGAAATGAAGTCGACCTCGAACTCGATCAGGCTCTCCCCGAGTTGCACGGCGAAACGCTGGTGCGCATTTTCAGCGCCGGGGCGTAGTGGGATCACGAACATCAGACGACTCCATCGAGAATGTTGTTAACCGCACTCGACACGGCGTCGTTTGCTTCCTTGGCGATCGCCTGTCCACGCTTGATTGCGCGGGCCAGCGCGCTTTGTGATGGGTCACCGTCGCGCAGCTGCGGAACCGAGCACTGTGTGTCCTGAGCAATACGGTCAAGACTGATGACCTCCTGGAGCTCGACCACAAATTCCAATCCGCCCTCGTTCCGAGGCTCCTTGGTCCTGGATAGGCGAGTGATCGCCATGTTCTTCAGCAGGATGTCGCCCGCGTCGATATCGAACGGGTCGGCGGCCTGCATCAACCAGATCAAGAAGCCGAGCGTGGTGCTCGCCCGGGTTTCGTCGCTCCCAGCCAAGAAGCCAGCCGAAAGGCCCGCCACGGTGGAGACGATGGGGTTGTCAGTGAGGTTCGAGAGCGCGCCGCCGAGGAAGTCAGTCAGCTGGACCTTGACCGGGTTGTTGCTGATTGCGCCAGTCATTGTCCACTTGAGCGGGTTCAGGATTCGGTGATCAGAAATCCGCACGCCTGATTCAATCGGGATTGAGGTGAGCGTAACGGTAGCCTCGAACGTATCCTCCAGCACCGCGTCGAACGAGTAACCGGCAATGGTCGGCGCCTGGCGCGTGAAGATGTTGATGATGCTCACGGTTATCGCTCCGTCGTGGTCTTCAGGTCACCCAGGGTTTCGTAGTTTTGCCGCTCATTGACCTGCGTTATTTTTGCTTCAAGCGCCTGGCCGTCGAGCTGCACGGTCAACCCCAGCTGGTTTTCGAGCTTTATTGGTGTCCGGCTGAACGCGTCTGCGATTGCATCGGCATTGGCGGCCCGCTCATCTTCGCGACTGGTGGTTTCGGCGGGCGGCATGATGTCGGCTGCCGACCTATCGCCATAAATGATCTCAACTGGCCGCTGCACCGGCACAGGAACAGCTTCTCGCTGCTCAGTGCCTATCTGCACGTCGGTGGCTGGACCGTCGCGCTGATCCAGATAGTCGACGTCCTCCTGTGACCGGATTACCTGTCCTGTGTATTCCAGCGGCTTCTCGTACCTGATGTCTCTGTTGCTTTGGGTTGAGTTTCCATCACCGCCGAAAAGGAGCTCCATCGGACCTTGGATTCGATCCAGTCCAGTTACATCCTTGAGCAGCTCGTCGAATCCACGGGAGGCGTCCCCGTAGCCAGGTACGGTTTCATTCAGCGACCTGTTGATCAGGTTTGACCCTATTGCGCCTCCCGTGATGGCAACGCCGGCAGTGCCAGATTTGCTGATCAGTCCGCCAATCGATGTCAGGCCAAGCTTCGCAAGCGTTGCACCAACAACCGACGCAACTGCTGACGTACCTAGGGTCGCAGTAGCGGCCGGGTTATCCGAGGCGTAGTCGATTGCACCGCTGATGCTCTCGCGATGGTCCTTGAGGAAGTTATTCAGCGCGCTACCAGCCCCTACCAGGCTCTTTATGAACTTCTCAGAGAGCTCGTTGCTGACGCCCTCGAGGATCAGGCTGAACTCAGCGGAGTTTTCTGCGAGCTTCCTTGCATTGTCAGTCAGCTGATCGACGCTGCCCGTGAGCCCGCTGGCACGCTTCATGGTCTCGTCGAGCTTCTCAACCCCGCCAGACAGCGAGCGGAACACGCCGTCAGACAGGCCGAGAGAGCTTTGAACCTGAGCCCGCTGTCCTTCATCCAGCCGCGGGATCATCTCCGCAAGGGCTCGCATGAACTCTTCGCCGGTCTTCGTGGCGTAGAGCGAGCTCACATCAATGCCAGCGGTTGCGAGGTCGCCGATCGGGCCGGCATCCCCCTTAAGGCGTAGGTTGTTCTGGATCTCTTCGAAGCGCTGCAGGGTATCGACCGCATCGGCGGCGTCACCCCCCATCAGCTTTATCGCGTTCCCGTAGTTGTACACAGCAGCCTGTGACGTGCGCAGGTTCTGCGTGGACATGGCCAGCTTGTCTACGCGATCGGCGACGCCCACGATTGCACTGGCGCCGGCACCGAAGGCCCCGACTAATGCCGCCGAGATGCCAAGAGCACTCGACTTAATGCCGTTCAGGCTGGCGTTGATCTTCTTGTCGCCCGCTTCCAGGGTCTTGGTGTCATAGCCGATGCCGATCAGGAACGACTTCAGAACTTTGCTAGCCATTCTTCGCAGCCTCGTATTGATCCCACATCTCGTCCATGGCCTGGTTGAATCGCTCCACATCTGCGATGGACAGGGAACCATCAGCCAGTTGTACCCATGTGCACAGCGGCGGACAGACGCCGGTGATGCCGACGCATGGGCGCATCAGGAACCAATTTACTGCGCTGCGCCTTCCGGTCCGTCCTGCCGAGCGTCTTTTACGGCGCCGGGCAGCCAGTCGAAAAAATCGGAGAGGTTCCAGCGCAGCAACTCGGCCAGGAGTTGGTTGTACTGCACCATCCGGCCGCCGAAGTCGGCGACAGTGACAGGGCGATCTGTTCCATTGACTACTACCTTGGCCATGACCATCTGCGCCACTTGCGACTTAACGTCCTGGCGCATCGACATGAACATCATGGAGAGGACCTTGTCGTCGACCTCCAGGCTTGCCTGGGCCGCCGTGGCGAATCGCTCCAGCACGGCGGCAGACAGCAGGGACATCAGGCGATCTTGATCGATGGCGCTTGCCATGGCGGCGTTGTACTGCACGCCACCGATGGTGAATGGTTTCACGCTCATCTATCAGCCCCTTGTCGCTTCCCAGATGTTGAACTGCATCGTGAACTGGTCGTCCGTAATGGTCGAACCGGCCCGGCCGCGCTGGCCGTCGTTCACAATCACGCCTTCGGAGCCCAGCGCCGTCTCCAGGGTGCCGATCTGGGTGTAGGTCAGCGTGACATTGGCGTTCGAGTTGAACAGGCCCTGCACATAAGCAGAGTCCGCTGAGCCAGGGTTGAGGAAGATGTTTACCTCCCGGCCCGGGTTGATGCGGTCCAAGCGAACAGCGTTACCGCCCTGCCCTCGGCGCAACTGGCTCCGTGCATCGATCGGCGCGTCCGTGAATGGGGTGGCGGTATCGCCCCAGTCCTGGATCTGGCGGCCATTGATGGTGACGACTGTCAGGTCGTTCGAGAAATTACTCAGGCTCATTCAGATCACCTATCAATAAACGTCGAGATCAACGTCAACAATGTGGATGGCGCCGGCGCGGAACAGGCGGATGCGCAGAGGCGCAGACTTGCGGGCGTTGCGGTCAGCTTCCGACAAGTCGAGGATGTCTTCGGGCTTGGTCAGGATCTCGAAGCCAGCGGTGTACTTTTCGAGGCCGTCGTCCGGGTCGAGGTAATTGCGCGGACCCAGGTAGCCGTTGCTGATGAACTGCTGCATGGTTGCCCGCGCGGCGCCGATCAATACTGCTTGGCCGACCGGGGTCTGCTGCAGTTTGGTGGGCTGGTTGGCTACTGCGTTGTAGAGTGAGGTCGTCAGAAAATTCACACACGCGTCGAGGTTGATCACATCGTCGATGAACTCGCCGTATGTGCTGTGCGTGAAGGTATTCAACCAGCGGCCGGAGTCGATGGAGCCTTGGTTGTCCACGACGGTGTAGAACGTTGCCTTTTTCGTGGCGCTCTGCATCGCGGTGTAGGCGGTACCGCTCAACGATTCGGCTGGCACACCCGGCGACTTCTTGAACTCGCCAGTGATGGTCGACCGGTCGGCGCTGTAGTTCACCGCGGCGAAGTGCTTGGCCAGTGCCGAACCCGAATACGCATCAGTGGCGTGCGCGGCGGTGTAGACGTGGCGGAAGCCGGCGGTCGTCAGTTGAGTGGCAATATCGTCGACGTCACCCGGGTCGCGGATCTCGGCCGCCGATGCGCCGGTCTGGTTGTCGATGAACATACTGGTGTTGTCTTCGCACCATTGCGCGATCGCCAGCACATCTGCCTTGACCGCCAAGATAGGTGCAGTCCACATGGTCCAGTACCACCAGAGCATGTTCCGGGCTTTGTTCAGGGTTGCGGCCCGAGTTGCGTCTGCGGTTGCGGCGCCCCACACCTTCAGCTCGCGGGTGGCCGGAGTGCCGCCAAGCCAGCGCTGTGCCGCCTTGTAGGTCTCGGTGGTGTCCGCGAAGTCTTCCGACAGAGCCACCAGCGTGAAATACGTCCGGTACGTGTCGATGGCAAAGCCAACCGGCAGTTCGGTTTCAGGAGCGAACAGCATGGCGCTTGCAAAGTTCGCATTGCCCAGGCCGGCCGGGCTGATCCGGGCATTAATCCGGATGATGTTGGTAGCTGGATAGCTCACTGTGCTAGCTCCAATGGATTATGAGGGGTCGACTTCGACGGTGAAGGTCTGGAGGACCTGAGCTTTTTCGTTCTCAAGCGCCACTTCGACGCTCAGGATGTTGTTGATTTCGGAGATGCTGATTGCCTCGTACATCAGGCGAACGGTGATCTGCGCACGCTGCTCGAAGTTGGCAGATTGCAGGCTGGTGAGGTTGTTCACCCCGTCGGCGCTGTTCCAGCCGATCTTGGCCTTGAACAGCATGATGCTGATGTCTGGCCGCTTGTTGGCCTGCTTCAGCCGCTCGGCGTACATCAGGGCCTCGCCGCGGTAGAAGTTAATGCTGGCCGAGCACATGATCTGCGCGCGAACATCAAACTCGACTTTGTTGTCAGGGATGTCGCGTGAGATGACGTTCGCCTGTCCACGCTCGCCGACGTATTGCCGTGGCGTGATCGTCGCGTACGCGCCCTTGGGTGACGGCATGCTGCCGGGGCCGTCTTGATCCGCCAGCAGGCACTCAGGTACGCCGGTCGCCAGCATCACGATCGGGCGCAGCTTCTTAAACAGTTCTTCGTTGGTCATGCTGGGCCGCCCGACTGATCATCAATCCGCATAACGAGAACCTTGCAGTAGTTCCGCCAGTACCTGTTGTCGCACTTGACGGCCTTCCACTGCTGGCCTAGGAATTCCCAGGTGCCGGTCTGGTCGATCAGCTGCATCTCACCTTGATTGATGTAGATCCGGCGCAAGTCGGTGATGCGCTCGCCGCCCTGACGGATGAAATCGACCTCCCTGTCGGTAGCGGCCTGGATGTTTACGACGTAGGGATTCGTGTCCGGCGCGCCGGGCATCCATATGCCCTCTACCCACTGACCTCCAGTGTCCACCGTGCGACTTGCGGCCACGCTGACGAACACGTCATCAATGTGACCCTCCATTGAAAGGCTCAATCTAATCCCTCCTCGGCCGGGCCAATAGACACCTTGTGCGTGACCGACTGGCGCATGGCGCCGGAATCAATCAGTGGGTTTGAGCTGCCCTTCTGGCGGATGGTTGAGGCAGCGTTGGGCGGCGTCTTGAGCTCGGTCATGTAGACCTTCACCTTCCCAGCGGCTACTACGCCTATGGCTTCAAGGATCTGATCCATCGACTGCCCAGCCTCCATACCGTCCTGAATGGTCAGTAAAACCTCAGGCGTTGCGCTCGCAACCCCTGGCTCAAGCCATGGCCGCGCCGGTATGTTGATGGTGTGCGCCTGGGTGACGCCCAACTCCATATAGCCCGCGCCCTTCTTCAAGAAGCGCACCTCATCACGCTCGGACGCAGCCTTGCTGGCATACCCATACGACGTGCCGCCCGGATGCTTGATGTCGGCGCCGAACTCATGAGTGGCGCCAAGCCCGGCCATGGTGATGTCGCCGGACTCGACGTTACCGGCCTCTTCATGAATGCCGATCGTGACCACCTTGTCGGACTTCAGCGCGCTCAATTCCTTCATGAGCTCGTCTTGCAGCTCCTGAAAGCCCTGGATGTCGAGAGTGATCATTTAAACCGCCTTGGCACCCATCCCGGCGCGCTTCTTGAGTCGGTAGAACTGCTGGCCGTAGTTGGTGTAGGTCAGCCAGTCGGTACCGGCGTCCATCATCTGCGGCACACGGTAGGCGATCGATTCATCACCTACCGACTTCTGGGCAACGTTCAGGCGCGCATCAGAGCCGGGTGGCGCCGTTGAGCCGAGGGTAGAAAAGTTGGTAGCCAGCCAGTGCGCGGCGAAGTACTGCATGCCACGCCACTTGAAGTTGTCGCAGGTCAGCTCGAGGGCGCCCCAGCGGCTTGAGCCTGTCTCGGTTCCGGCCTCGCACAAAGCCTCGACGATGTACTCGTCCGGCCACTTCACTGGATCGACGAATGCCTTCATCAACGGATTGCTGCGGAAAGCCGCAATCATCTCAGGGGTGATTATCATGGGCTCTCCAGCTATGAATGAGTGGGCGCCAGGCGCCCAGGTGTTACTTTTTGGATTTCGCGGGTACTTGTTCTGCCTCCTCGGACGGCAGCTCATCAGCGCCAACACGGCGCAGGTCGCCGTTTTGTAGCAGGGCCTTCACGAAATCGATTTTGGCGACCTCATCCGGTACTTCGACCGCTGGGTTTTCGCCTGGCAGGATCTTGTAGCTGGCCTCGGTTTCGCCAACCAGGTGATTGATGGTGATCAGTCGTGCAGCTTCGTTCTTCAGGAACATGTCGAATCCTCGCCCGGAATCATTCGGCCGCCGCCCCGGGCATAGCGGAGGCGGCCATGGATCGGCTGGTTAGAACTGGTCGCGGTACGCGCCGGAGAACGGATAGCGGAATTCAACGCCGCTGATCTTGTACTCGCAGGGAACGTTGACCTTGAGGTTGTGCATCTGCGGCGCCAAAGAGCGCCACGGGATCGGCACCTGCATGCCCAGGTTCTCGTCATTCAGCTCGTAGGCGACGATGCGGTCCTTGTTGCCATTGGACACGCCGGCAGCGGCAAGCTGAGCGGCCGACAGTTGCAGGCGGCTCTTCACTACTGGCTGCTGACCGGTCAGCGCGGTGTACTGATTGTTTTCCAGGAAGTACTTGAGAATGGTCTTCTCAGGGAATTCCTTGGACATCGGACGCGACGCAATCAGCGCGAAGCGCTGGGCATCGAGAACGAGCATGCCGAACACGTGGACCGTTGCAGAGTTGATGTAGCCGTCCACCAAAATCTTGTTCAGGTCTTCAGCAATCTGCAAGCCGGTTGTCGCTGGGTCGTACCAGTTCAGCGTTGAGTTCGAAAGCGCCAGGTTGGCGTTATTGAACAGGCCAGTCATCCCCCTGGCGGCGTCGCCAAAGTAGGCAACGCGCTGGGTGTGCTCCTGGGCACCACGAAAGGCCAGTCGGCCCTTGGTAGAGTCCAGCGGAATGCGCAACGCTTGCGACTTGCGCAGCTCATCCAGGCTGTAGCTGTACTTGTTGCCGGCGTAGCCGATCGGCACGGTCGACTTGTTGGCGTTCAGGGTTACATCGGGCAGGTCGTCAGCGCTGGCGCCGATGAACTTGCCCATGGTCACGCCGTCGTAGCTGATGTAGTCCCACTGATCCACCCATTCAGGCAGAGAAGTGTCGACCGGGATCAGCTCCATGTAGTTGATCGCGGCGTACTTGGCCTCGTAGATACGAGATTCCAGGCTCGCCAGCTGGCTGATGTAGAACGCCAGGCCATCGTCGAGGGTCGGCAGACCGTCGTTGAAGGTCACTTGATGAGCGTCGCGGCCAATCTGGTACGCAATTGCTGCGTCGATGGCCACGACGATTTTCTTAAGCTGAGTCATGTCGATTAGCCCCCGATCTTGAGAGAGATTTTTGCCAGTGCGCCGGCGCCGGCAGAGCTGACCCATTTGGCATCCGGGATCAGAACGGCCAGGGTAGCCGCAGCACCGATCACGTTGGAGAATTGGCCCTGGTTGGTGCCGGTGCCGTCACCGACAACCAGATAGACCGGGTCATCTTTGGCGACTGCCACGCGGGCGGTAACCCAGATAGGCGCCATGGTCTCGACGGTCATGTCACGCTTGGCTACAGCGCCGAATACGTCGGTAGAGGTGTAGGCCCGGTTCAGCTCGCGCTTCACGACGCCGATGAACTGGGCGGCGGTTGAGGATGCGACGGGCAGCTTGGCGCCGTCGTCACCGTCGCTCACTACACCCAGGCCATAGGCGATGTTCACCGTGCCTTTGTTGACCTTGGATACGCCGTTGGACACTTCGCCGTCAGCGACCATGCCCGCATATGCGACGCCGTGGTTGATTGCGTTACCACCTTGAACTGGCATGGTTAGGCTCCTTTCGATTTGTGGGCGGACGACAGGCTTTTCTTGTGCGCCTGGTATGGGGTCGGCGCGGCGTCGGTGGTAGCGGTGGTGGTCGCGCCATCCTTGGCCAGCTGCATGAACTGAGCGAAGAGTGCGGCGGTGTCACCAGTGGACTTTTTGTCCTTCTTGTCGCCTTTGTCGTTCTCGTCTTCTTCCTCATCCTTGTCGGACTCGGCGTCGAAGGCGGCCTCAACGTAGCCGGCGGACTTGTCCGACCAGTCACGCTTCGGCAGGGCCACGGCCAGCGCAGCACGCTTGATCTCGATCGCGTCGAGGCTGTCGCAGGTGAATGCGTCGCCGGCGACCTTGCGGGCTAGTGCCTGGGTGCTGGTGATAGCAGTAACGCGAGCCTTGATTGCCTCGTCGCTCGAAGCCTTGACCGCCTCGCCAAGTTTCTCGGCGGCAGAGTCAGCGGCAGCCTGGGCCTTATCAGCCTTGGTTTCCGCATCAGTGGCACGCTTCAACAGTCGGTCGAACGAGTCGGCGACCACTTGGGCGTTCGCAGGATCAGCAACATCAACGCTGCGCCCGCTATCGGTGGTGATAAGTACAGGCATTGTGTTGCCTCCTGGGTTGTGGTCAAAAACGCGG